TTTCATTTCTCTTTGGTGTTAAAGGCTTGTAGTCAGGACAGGAATCGAACCTGTTCGTACGTTTTAAACTATGGTAATCTACGTGACTATTACCGTTTTAGCGTCTACCCAATCCGCCACCTGACTATTTTGCCATTTCTATTTGGTGTTAAAGGTTTTTGTATTTTCTAATTACTTCAAAGGTTCTTTTCAAATCACTATCAAGATGTATCTTTTGGTCCACTCTAACAGGGTACCAAGCAATAGTGTAACCGTGATTAGCATTATAATCTTCAGGTTGTACCCTATTACCATTTACTTTGTGTAAGTAAATCCAAGGTATATTGCCCATTAACTCAAGTTCAATACCGATACGCTTCATACGATTGATAAAGATGTCAACCTCATTCATTTCTCGTTGGTGTTAAAGGTTTAATAATGTGCCATAAGTTGCACTATTAGTATAAATCATTGCTCAATTTTAAACTTTGCACTCCTAAAGTGCGTTTTACTGCACATCTTGTCAAAACTATATGCATTTACTCGGACAATATCCGAATTACTGCATTTTATATGTTTAGTCATACAATATCGCGTATCGCGATGCGCAATAATTGGCTCAACACTTGACACTTTGTGGCTCATTTACTTTACACTTTGAGCCGTATTTGTTTTTTTTATGACTCATTATGAGCCTCATCGTCGCCATTGTACAGGTCGTGGTGTAGTTCACGAAACGACTCAAGGATTCCATCTTGATACACCCGCATCTGCCGGGCCAAGTTTCTAAATGCCTTGTGGTAGTCATCTATGTCAGTGCCCTGGTGTGAGTTGATTCGCTCAACAAACTCATCTAATGAGTTGTACATCCCGTTCATCATCTTTGCTTGGAACTTTTGCATTTCCTCGCGTGTTGAGATTCTATTCATTTTATGTCAGATATTGCTTGGTCAACCTGTGACCTGTTCTTTGGTAAGTAAACTGAGTAATTTCCCATCCCGTTGTCGTTTAAGTATTTTAAGAACAACTTAAACCTCAGAGGGAAAGAGTGGTTGCTTGGGACAAACCCTTTTGTTTCGATGATAAATTTATGCTTGTGCGATACAAAATCGGGAGTGTATGTTATTGACCTAACTACCTTGCCTCCATTATCAACCATCTCTTTCTTCCCTGCTGTGGCTTTCTTGTACGTTCCTAAAAACCTAAACCCATCAAAAACTACAAAAGACTCTCCTTCGTACTGGAATTCTAATCTGTTTTCTTTTAACTTGCTGTAGCAGTAAGCCTCAAGAGAAGAGGCAAAGTCGATTCCGTCGACTTTAGCCTTCTTACTCCTTACGGCGCCTGTTTTTCGGCTTGGTGTGGGTTTCCGTTTCACCTACATAAGTTTAGAAAAAATGACATTTAAACAAGCGCTGTTAAAAAATGTCCTCTAATTTCTCAAACGGATTTGGACTGACGTTCATAGAAACTTGAACCTGCTCGTTGGTCGCAGTCTGGTTTACCGAATCGAAGAATCGCTTACCTCCATTGACGTAAAATGCAGTAGAGTCACTGTTCATCTCAAAGCGTACAGGGTTGTCGGAGGCCGTTGGTCTCCCGCCACTCTCCTGTTCGCGGACCTTGCGTACGTGCATCTCCATTGTTCTGCGAATAGATTCATTCTCGTGTTGAATCTTTCGGTGGAACGTCAAGAAGATGTCACATCGGTTAAGGAAGAGCGAACCACCCTCGCTGTCTTCAGCGTACGGCGCAACTGAGTGATGGTCATCACCCTTCTTGCGCTGTGCCGCGGTATTGGCGTGAGTGTTTAGCCACAGGCTAACGCCGGTGGTTTGACAAAACGTTAGCATCGCTGATGCCGCTTCGTAGTTGTAGTGGTGTGCATTGAATCCCGCAGAGCCGTTCTTGTCCATCACAAGAGAGTTGTATGGGTCAATGAACAGGGCATCATACTTCCTGCGCTTCATCTCCTTTTCTGCGTATAGCAGTACGTCGATGTACGAGTAGTTTCTCTTGTTTGAAAGGAAACTGAAATGCTCGTTAATCCATTTGTAGTAGTACAGGATTTGATGCTCGTTCATATCTTGGAGTAGCATCTGCGATGCATACTCAATCATACGCGTCTTGATGGTTGACGTCTTGCTCTCGGAAGAATACACGAACCACTTCCATCCGTGGCGAATTGCGGCATTAATCATAAGATGCAATACCAACGTCGTCTTACCTACCGACGAGTGCCCGTTGACAATTACGAATGAACCCCGCTTATAACGGAAGTACTTATCAATGTCGTCGTGACCGGTCTTGAGTCCCAACTCAACCTCTCCTCGCTTAATCTTCATAATCTCGGACAGGTCATCATCTTCGTCGCTCAAGTACGACAGGTTGTCGCCGTCGGCCAACTCCATCTTTCGTCTTTCGTCATAGTAGTCAGAGTCAATCTCGGAAATTGGTAACAACTTGCCTTGATTGATTCCATCCATAATCGTCTTTTTGGCGAGTTCGAGGTCGTCGACATCACGTCGAGAAATTTCGTCAACCAAAACCTGGATGACCTGCTCCTCATTAAGCATACCACTTCCGATGTATCCGCCCATAAGCCTGGCCGCTCGTATCAGTGTGTTATGCTTCTCGCCGTCTTTGGCATTGCGAATCATATTCGCAGCCACCTGTAACTTCGTGTAGTCGACCTTTACTCCATCACGGGGGACTGATGGTTCGGGCAACTCCACGCGTTCCTCCTTGTGGACGTTGGAGAACTTTGTGACTCGCTCCTCTGCGATTAAATCCGGGTCGTACGATTCATAGCAGGCGCGAGAAATGTTTCGTCCTGATGGGTCTAGTTCTAGACCATACGACTCGCGAAAGTACTCAACCATCGCAGAGAAATGCTCCTTGTGCTTGTTGGTGTCTTCGATTTGTACCAATGCCTTTACGCCATCTCCCGACGGTGAAGTCCAACAGGCAATTACGTACTCATCCTTAGCCAAGGATTCCTTTGTTTTGGCTACGTCAACGTGGTCAAAGTCACAAACAATAATTCCGTTGTGCTCAACCAAATCAACGTCGGCGCGGCGGTTGAACTTGCCGCTGAACAAAACCACAGGAAGGTCATTCTTTTTGCGCTTGTCACCCGCTCGAACAGCGTCAATTATCTGCTTATTCTTGCCGGTTTGGATGCGCTCAAGGGCCACGCTCAGTGGAACGTGGTGTGGGTTCTCCGTGTCGAACACGGATTTGAACATAGTTACAATTGGGTCAGCCATTGTTGCGATTCTGTAGTTCGTGTTTAAGTGCCTCAATCAATTCTTCATTCGTGATTTTATTCGCTTCTGCATATGTATCAATGAACTTATGAAGGGCGAACACGAAGTTGGTAGTTCCGTCAAGCGGAACAACACCAAGGGCTTCCTGCCAGTACTCAAGCGACTCGATGTATTCGAGCCGCCCGATGTCTATTTGTTCTTTCGCAGTTGTAATGCAATGGTATACGTTACTGCGGTCTATCTCTACGAGAAGCGCAATTGCATATTCAGAAAGTCCAAGTTTCTTCTTAAGAATTAAGGAAATCACTTGCCGCGCTACGACGTTCAGGTGCCGCCTTGTGCGCTCTAACGGATTCACGCTTGACAGCCGCGCGTATTCTTCGCACAGGATATTGAATCTCTCCTTTTTCAGCATCGGAAATGTTTTTTAATTGTCTAATAATTACTCTCAGGCGCTGACGAACGTTCTCTGCAGAGCATTCTAACTCTTCTGCAATCTCTGGAATGGTAAATCCCTCTACGGTTTTGTTTAGGACAAACATTTGTATTGTGTCCAACTTTTTCTCCGCGGAACTCATAAGCCACTGAAGAGTGTTGTCATACTCTTTGCTTTCGGAGATTGCATTAACTTCATACAAAGACCACTGCTCGTCACCATCACCTCTTAAAAGGGTGCATTCTGAGTCGATTGGTAGGTTGTTTTTTTGAAGAGTCTTGCTCTTGAGCATCGTACGTATTGCGTTCCAAACGGTCATCTCAACAGATGAGTATAGGTGCTTCTCGTCTTCATACTCAAACTCAGCATTATAGCGGCTTAACACTCCGGCAATAGCCTTGTAACGAACCTCCGAAAGGTCATCTTCATCTTTGATGAAGCATCCGTGCTTACGGGCTACAAAGTGATAGAACGTGTCATCACTCAGAAATCTCTGCAGGTCTTTCAGTGTCAGTTTCATTGCTGTATTGTAATAAAGTTGCTCCAAGTTCGGGGTCGAGTTCTGCAATCTTTAGCATCAACTCGTGTTCCTTTCTATAGGCCTCGTTTAACTCCTCTTGAGTGCTGTCTTTGCCTTCGTTGGCGAAGAGGGCCGCGGCCTCTTTGAGGAGGGCGTCGGTTTGCTCTTTTACTGCGGCGCACTTGGCGCAATTTCGGCATCTAACTCTATTGGGCATCTTGAATTATTTTACGAGTGTTAGACTCATCATTAATTGTCATATCGGTAGACACAACTCCATCGCGTCGCTCAATGGCGATAAGCAATAGGGTTATGTATCCCTGCAGGTCGAAAAGCGTGTCAACGCTTTGCGCTCCAATGCCCTGGCCACGAAGGCGCATCAACTTGTCGTCCATACGGGCGCCAAGATTTATGACTGCGTCATCGGTTCCAAAAACATTTAGCGGATTCAGTGCGCTATCTCCGTACTGCCTATTCTTTTGAATCAGTAGGTCGCGCGTCGCCTTCATTATGCGATTGATGTCCTCCTGTGTTTGGGTGATATCCATCCCTCAATTGCTTTAATGTTAAGTTGTAGTATGGTGTGTAGCCAAACTTTATTGGCCATTGTGTAACTTCACTTGGCGTGAAGTGTGCTACGATGTATTCCGTTGGTGACTGAAACAAGATGAAGACAACTATATCGGACGTTTCTTTGTCCATAGTGTGCTTGTTCGCCTTGAGCGATTTTTCACAAGCCTTTATTGATATCTTCAGTTCTTCTCCTTGCTTGGTTACAATCAAGTCGGGGTCTGCTACAGCGGTTGAATGCTTTTTGATAAATGTAGACACCGAATATGATGAGTACTGCGGAGTTATTTCGTAGTAGTGCCTTGTTAGTAGTTCTGCGAGAATCCCGATATAATCGGTGTAATACTCTCGGTCTACCTCTCCGCCGAATAGGGCGGAATCAAGTGTTCCTCTGCGCTGTTTTGGCGTTCCCTGGTACCTCTCTTTGTTTACCTCAACTCTCTTTTGAGTTAGGTCGTGCGCATAGTTTTTTAGGTACTCGGGAATCCCTACTTGCTTCATTATGATTCAAGGTAGAAAAACGAGCGAGAAATTGCTTTCTTTTCAAGAACCTCTAGGATTCTAAAATTATCACTTTGATTGAAGGCGGCACTGGTTCTAGCAAATACCTGCGATTTAAGCGTTGCGGCTGTCGCTTTTTCGGATGATAATTCGTGTGCGCTATCTCTAACACTGACTATTTCCGCAATTGTGGTGAACCACGTCTTGTTCTTTTTGTATTGAACTTTCACCTTCATATCGTAAATCATACGTCCCTGTTTCATATTTATCAGCAAATAAGATTTTTGATTTATCTAACTTTGTTAGGTGAAGAATTGGAGTCCCGGAGTCGTCAGCCTCAATGATTGTCTTGAGGTAGTCGTTCATAAGTATGACTACGTTGTCGCCTCTTTTGCTTGGGAAGAATAGTAAAGAACATTTTGCATTTAGGTTCAATCGTGGAACCTCAACTTCTGCTTTAACGTCCAAGCAGGCAAACGAGTAATCAATACTCGCATCTCCTTTCATCACCACAAACCCGTCCGGGAAGCACTCCCAAGAAGTGCCTCCCTTTCGGATTGTTTCGTTCATAGCGAAAGCGCAAATGAACTGACTGAAATCCATTAGAATGGTAAGTCAGTGCCCTGTGGTTGTGTAAACGCGGCTTTGGTGTTTGACGCCTTTGCGCCGTTTCCGGCACCGCCGCCTTGATAGACCTCCATATAGTAGCCGCCTTCTTTTGACTGCTTCCAGTTCAGGTTAACCCATCCGCGTTCGTTCTTTGCCGCTTCAAGTTTCTCAAAATCCTGTGGGCCTAACGCTACTGATATTAACTCGCCGTATTTACCTTCTTTTACTTCTACACGGCCTACATAAACTTTCTTTTCCATTTTGATTTAATTGAAAGATTCATTAATTGCTTCTGCTACTCGGCGATACTTAAGGGCATATCGCGCGACCTCCTCGGTCTTCCCGTTTATTGCGTCCTCGTGACGGCTTTTGTAAAAAGCCAAACTGCGTCGGCTCAATCCCGTCCCCGTTATACCGGCGCTTGTCAACTCTCGGTGTAGTTCGGTTGGGGTCATATTACGACCAAGCATAATCACATTGACAACGAGTTGCCTCGTTTCTACTGCCTCACGATTGGAGGAGTTTCGTAAGTCCACATTTAAGCCGCGCTCGGCGGCTTTGAACGTGTCCGCTACTGACTGCAGTCCGCGCTTTCGCTTTGGGCGGAACATTGAGATGATATTGGATAGTAATCTCATTTGATTAGATTTCGCCATACAAGGCAAACGTTTCAGTTCGTGCGCCGTTGTTTAGCCATTTGTTAATATTTGCGATTGCCGTCCAAAACTTCTCTTCGCCCGATGCGAGGGAGCGGTCGGAGGCGCGGTACACACCACACAGATATGGGGATGATTTCTCTTGGACTACCCAATAGAACTCATTTGTCCCAAGAACCTGCGTGTAAATGTAGGCCTGAATATCGTAGCAAAAGTTGCCTACGTCATATCGGAATCCGTGAATGGAGCGCGTACTCTTTGAGTCGGCTATGAAGCCGTGCTCTTTGGAATAGCAGTCCAAGAAACCGCGTACAGGAACATCACCAATCCAGGCGTTAATCTCGTGTTGTGTAGTTCCGGTCAGGTAGTGCTTAACGGGCGTTAGTTCGCCCGTTTCGTGATTGATGACCTCGCTATTGTTCAGTCGTTCAATCATACGCTCTGCAGTAACCCAGTCATCTTTTGATACAATGGTAAGATTGTGCTGTCGGACTTTCTCCTCTTGCTCTTTCTTCCATTCTTTGTATGGGTTTGATGACCTTGGATTTTTGTATGTGCTTCCCAACTCAAGAATAACATCACTATCATCAAGAACGATGAAGCGAGTTTGCAGTTTCTCGGGCTCTAAAAGCATACAATCATACAAACTGCCGAACGTAAGAGCATCGGATTCTTTCTTTAGTAGCCCGAGCATATACATCTCGAACAACTTCATATCCTGGCTCTTTGAGCCGTCGGCGGCATACTTGAGCGCCGAGTAGGACACATAGCCCTTCCCGGTCGCCTCAAGTAACTTTGTCGCAAAGTCCATTACGCGAACTTTTTGATTGCAGTAATCTGCTTCTCGGTGAACGTCGAGCCGTACTTGCTCAAGACCATCTCGACCGCTTGTGGTGCGCTCTTGCTGTTCTTAATGTAGTCAATGGCTTTGGCGAACGTGTCATCGTCGGCAGATGCCTTGGTTGCCGCCGCTGTCACAGCGGGAGCGTTTTTGCCGTGAGTGTTGGTAGCATCAGCGTCCTTCGTGTCATCAATGAGAAACAGGCCGTTGAGTGCATACTTACGAGCGTAGGATGAGGACGCGCCGAATGACTGCGCAATGTCCATACCCTTTCGGTTGAGGTCGACCCCGGCTTGTGCGCTCACAATTACGGAGTCGGTACCATCGGTTAGGCAGGCCGTTGCGGTGATGACCGCTACGCCTACAAATTCAGTAACGTGGTCACTGATGGTTAACACCAAGCCGTTTGCGGCGAGGAGTGGTTTAACTGCTTCCAGGATGTCTTCTTGGTTGCGGTACGAATACTTCCCGAAGGAGTTGTATTGCGATTTAGGCGCTTTCAGCGACTGCTGAACAGCGATTACTCGGTCTTGAAATTTAGACATAGTAGATTAGTTTTTTGGATAGCGTGGTTGGCGGCTACCCTTCGCCGTTGATTTAATTTTATTCAGTAAGTCAAAGAACCTTCCTCAATGGAGGCGGCAAACATACAAAAAATATTTGACGTGTGCAAATTTATTTTTCAGTATTCCACAATTGGTCAGCGTAGCGGTTGATGGCTACGTTCACAATCTCTCGGAAGAAGTATCGGTTGTTGGGCATCTCTACCCACTGCTTGAATCCGGGATAAACTTGGGTTAGTTCGTCTACGATGGAGTTCAGTTCATCATTGCGGAAGCGCATCTCAATGCGCGTCTCATCGTTTCCATCGTCTGCTATCTCGTATTTTTTCATACTTAAGGTACCTTCAGTTAAGTAAGTAGTTACCTTCAGTAACTTCGGTAACTACTACTGAAGTAGATACTGAAGTAATATACCGAAGGCAACCACTCGCTTTTATTTTAGTTTTAAACAATTATAAACAAACTCAATGCTTGCGCGCCCAATGTTCGGAAACCAGTTTCGGAACTGCGGGTTTACCATTCACAATCAGCGACATTAGGATTTGTTGGCCACGCTTCATATTGAAGCCAGACCATCCGTTTTTACTCCCGGCCAATAAAAATATTGAGCCAAAGTAAGTCCCCAAAACCTCGCCATCCGCATCGGACAGCACCACAATGTCGTCCGTATAATCGGATGCCTCATTGCAGTAGAACACGTCTATACCGGGAGCAATGTTGTGAACCGATGCGTTACTCTTAAACGAGTGGGGAAGGTCTTGCATAGGTGATTTATCGTCAATCTCCTTGAGGTATGAAACTGAACTTTCGCCCTCCTGTGGGCTTATTAGAATTGCGTATCCCATTGGTATATATGTTTTAGGGTTTCTTGAAAAGGATTTCCTGGTATTTGCTGAACTAACTTTAGCATATCAATAGCCAACTCACGAACCTCAACCTGGGCGTGTTCGGAAGCCCGTAACTTCAAGAAGTTTGCAAACGAGCGCATATTGAACATAACATCTGCCGTGATTTGCGAGTTGTATGCCTTGAAGAATCGTGCAGATTCTTTTGCTCGCTTACGACCAAGTGTTGGCGTGAGTTTCTCAACGTGTTCGTGATACAACTTATTAGACAACTCGGAGAACGATATCAGTTTCTCTTGGCTACCTAAATCCCAATCAATGGGGACATAAAAGTTGTCTTCTTTAAGTTCCTTGTATCGCGCACTCTCGGCGTTGAGCGATGATATCCTGTGTTTGAGCAAGTGGATGTGTGTTGCGACGTCGGTAGTCACAAGGAAGTGAACTTGCGCCTTCTCAAACGGCGTTTCGTGCCCGTTATTCCAAAGCATATCAATCAGCGCGGGGATTCGTTTCAACTTATCTTCGTTGAGTTCTCGGCTTGTAGAAGTCCAGGCGCTTTGCGCGATGATTTGGTCGGAGCCGTAGTAACCAAGTAGTTCTACTTTATTTTGCATATTGATTTAATTTATTTTCTACTCTATTCCAATAGACAATCGTGGATTGTTTTTTGTGACCACGAGGGCCACCATTCCAACATCTTGCTATACGTTCAAACTTATGATTTTTGTGCATTAAATCAACGTAGTCGCACCACATTTTTTCAGATTTTTTTTCTGAAAACCTATCTTGAAGTGTGTACTGATAATCTCTACCATCTAACCTTAATTGGCGGTTTAATTCCGAAAGGAATATAGGTCGTATTTGCAAAACTCCTGCGGCGTTTTCTCTTGCGTTATACGCCATTGAATCGCCTCTGCTCTCAACATATTTTTGAGCATTTAGAAGTGCGCGTAGCGAGTCCTTTCGACTGCGCTTTGGCGCGGTGTACTCTGCTTCCACCACCCCGGTTAGGTTATTGCTCGTTAGTGACATCGTGGTCACTATGAACAGCGTTCCCGCAAGTACTGCATTTCTCATTTAACTTATTTTCTAATTCGGTTATGCGCTCCTTGAGAGCCATAATTTGATAATACTGCGCCGTAATTTGGTCGCTGTAAGTATCGGACGACATATTAAGAGTCATTAGAAGTCGGGGTTACGACCACGTTGAGTTCGGTAATCTCGGTGGTCAAGTTGAATTTCAGCCATCAGTTGATGGACGCGGTCAAGTTCTTTGTAGTCGCAAATGGACTCATTTATCAGTTCGTATAGTTCATCCCATTTAGATTTCGTCATCGTCGTAATCGGATTTTAGTTTCAATAACTTGCTGTAAAGTTGCTCGGACAAACTATCCGACAACTCCTGGTCTTCTATTGAATCAAACATATCAATAATTGCGTTCATCGTACCTTCAAATAGCGCATTTGTAGCGCCGTCCTGTAAGTCGCTTCCCGCCTTGGCTACACACCAAGTTAGAATGATTGCTTCAACCTTGTCGTTTGAGATTATGTCAACCAGTTTTATGACGTCGCTGTCGTCAGTTGAGTTTCGTATTGCCGACATAAGTTCATCAAACTTTACAATAAACTTATCCTCATCGTACCCAAACATTTCGGGTAGCGTTACACTATTTTTCATTTTTCCGATATTTCAATTACTATGTCTTCGTATCCCGCGGCGGCAAGTTCGGCCCGAAAGCCTCTCGCCTCATCCATAGACTCGCATTTAAAACGATACTGAATGTCGTCGTCCTTAAATAAGATGCAGATGCTCATTGTTCAAATTGTTGAATAGTGTTAAGAAGGAGCGGCTCGGAATAAACGGGGGAGTTCCAAAGGTCTACCTCAAGGATGTCAGTAGAGGCGGAGGCGTTGTGAGCGTTGAATACTGAAAACACATATGATGCCGTGCGCACCTTGTCGCCTTTATCCCACAGGAACTGCGCTGTTTTGTCGTTCAAGAAAATAAACGCCAAGGCATATCTCTCGTCGCGCTCGCCAATAAAGCGAAGGAGGCCTTCTCCCGCTCTTGATGCTGTTTCAACTGCTGTGAACAGGTTAATAAGCCTTGCTGTATCAAACATAATCTATTTCGGTTAAGTCCGGGACAAGTGCCGCATCTCGCATAACTGATTGGAAGGAATCAATTAGCGATAGGGCGTAAGTCCCCGGTTGTGAAACTTTAGCAGTATAGTACTGCTCAATCAGTTCGCCGTCAAACAATACGCTGACAAGCGTTTGTCCGTTGTCAACACGGAGGGTGACCTTCAAGTCACCCTCGGTCGCAGAGAAAGTAGTTCGTACCATTATTCAAGGTCAAATTTAAAGTTCGTAATTCGGTGGATTAGTTCGGAGCAATCAGTGTCGGTATCTCCGTTCTCATCTTGGTAGATTGGGTAGATAGAAGCGTGTGGCTTGTTTTCGGCGTCGTACCAAAAGTTTAGGTCGTAGTCACAGCCCGAGGCCTCAAAAGCAAACCACAGGTCATCAATTAAGAATGACAATGGGGCGCTTTGTTCGGCAAAGAATTCGGCTTGATACATTGGAAACATTTCCCAAGTTCCGAAAATCATTTCCTCGCCGTGCATCAGCATCATAACGAGTTTTTGATATTCCTTGCCGTTAATCTCGGATTCAACGACTCCGGAATCTCTAACAACGAAGGTCAGTTCGTTTGAAGGTATTTGCTCAAAGTGCATAATCAAATGTCTAAAAGGTGATTAAAATTGCGGTCGCTAACTTGGGTAGCCCATATACCCGAATCTGCAAGGTCGAAGTCCAAATCAAGGATTTCGCCACGGGCGATTTTGGCGTTAGCCAAATCAGCCGCCTCTTCGGGGCTGTTTGCTTCAACGGGAATGTTAATCGCGTTGACGCGTTCTATAACAACATAGTACTTTGTCATCTTACTGAACAATTAAGTTAAAGACATCTTTAATTTTAGTATTTAGGCGCTCAAAGGTCGCCTCATCAATAATTTCAAGGTCGTGCAGTTCGCTAACCTCTTGTTGGATTTTCACCAAGACATTCATTCCGTGTCGGTGGCTCTCAATCATCTTTGCAACTTCGTCCATCTCGTAGACGACTACTTCTTTAAGTGGTTTCATAATGATAGTGAATTAATTAGATTCGTAATTAATCAAGGCCTCCTCGAAGTCAGCCATATCCATATTTCCGTATAGTTCAACTATGTGACGGATTTGTGAGCGGTCAAGGCCAACTACAACGCTAGCCCTCGCGTTCATCACGACATAGTGAAGACCCTTCCCGGGATTAGTGTCCCATTGGAAGAACCCGTATAGTGTTTCTACACTCTCGAATGGCTTCTTGCCTCGTACGCGCTGATACTCGCAGTCGCTATTGAAGTAGTTACGCATATCGTTGCGCCATTGCCCCATAGCCTCGCTGTAGCGGTCTTGGATTAGGCCATAAGTGCCGGGCGTAGTTTCAAGGTTAACTTGGATGATGCGGCCCCCCATACCGCCACGAATGTAAGTGGATGAATTTCTCTCCTTGGAGAGTGAACCAATCCGGTGGTAGCCACCTTGGACTAACAGGGTGTTAAGTTTAGCCATTGCAAAGTCCTTGACTTGGTCAAGGATGTCTTCAATGTCCTGTGTGCCCTCCCAACCGAGGGACATCCATCCGTACTCACCAACCAAAGGGTAAGCATCGTTGTCAGTCATAACGACTGCATACTTTTCAAAGTTCTCTTTCAATTCAGTCATAATGAATTAAGGTTAAAGGTTAATTCGGCCTCGGTTATCAATGCCTTCCGGGCGGGAGGCTTTGTGTCGGTTATCCCATTGTTCGTGCCTACGGCGGTCAGCGGGAGTGTTGTATGTTTCGCACATTACACAAACATTGTGGTAGTGGTATTCGCTACCGCAGTTCGTACACTCGGTAACTTCAAGGTCTTTTACGCCGTCGGCGTATAGTTCGTCGCAATACTGAAGGATTGCCCTCCAACCGCCCCGGTCATTGAGGAGGTTTACTGCCGTCCAAAATAACTTCTTGTCTTTCATAATTAAAATTCGGTTTCAAGTATTTCTAACATTTCAACTTGGTTGTCAACACTATTAACATCCTTGTCCTTTTTTAGGATAGCGCGAACTGATTCGTTCTCAAGTGCAATCTTTGGGTCGACTGACGCCTCGCCGCAGAGGTAAAAGAAATCTAATTTAGTCATAATAATAGTGATTTAAATTAAGGTGAACCTTACCCGAAGATAAGGTCACCATATACACAAAACTGCAAGAAGCCGTCGGTCACGATAGCGTCGTGCTGACATACTTGGAACTCCTGTAGCCAACGCAAGGCGAGTTCCGTGTTATCGTTAGAGGCTACTGCCTTAACGAAGTTACCAATGATGTCCCGGTGGAACAGGGTCGCCGCGCCAATTACTTGGTCGTTATCGTTAATGATAATCGGGTGCCCCAAGAGGACATACTGAAGGATGACATCCTCCCAACAAATGCTCGCGCCCTCGGGGTTGTTCTTCTTCAGTTCCTCTACGGCCTCTTCGTAGAACTTATCAACATAGTCAAGTTTAACCCCGAACTCGACAAAGAAGTTAGATACCAAGCCTTCCCAAAAGTAGCGCAGAGGAGCGGCTATCCGCGAAGAGGGGACAACAACAATCCCGCTCTTAAAGTTCAAAGGATTTCCAAAGCCGGAGCAAGGGAGCGTATCGCCGTTGTTGGCGAAGTAGTCAATCAGTACGGCGGCGCGTTGTTCAGCGGTGTACTTGTCGTTGAGCAATTGGGTCATTCGGTTTTGCATAGCGCAGAGAATTGTGATGCCGTAGCATCGGTTCGTATTTTATTTATTTAGTGGGCGTGAGGGAGTCGAACCCTCACACATACCATACACCCGGTTTAGTTATTGAAAGTCCCATCCGCCATCAGATTGGCGCAAGTGAGGCTCTTCCTTAATAAGGGTCGGCTCTTGGTCTTCATCCAAGGCGTCAATAACTTCAATGATGTCATTGTCATCACTAAAGAACCCATCAACCTCCGCGGCTTGGTGGGCTATCCATTCGGCTTTGTCAATATCCTCGGCCTCAACTATAAGCGATACCGATTGGTATCGGCTCACAACAATTATATACTTGTTCATTTCTTTCTCTTTGTCCATTTTGGGTCAATGTCTTCGTTAATTATTTTGTCAATGCCGCCAAGTTCATTGGCGAACACAAGCGGAGTTACATACCAAGGGTAACCCGTTGCCTCTTCAAGGGCTTCGGCTACTGCCTCGGCGTGGTCAAGGCCGTCAAGAACAAGGTTCCTGTAGTTAGTGGCGTGTTCGTTTTCAACAATGTAGTATCCCATTTTATTTCAGTTTAGTGAATTACAAGGTAAAAGATTGAGGCGAGGATTCCAAGAACACCCGCGCCCATAACAAAGCCGCCCTCAAGTTTGCGGAATGTTGTCTTGGCGTTAGCCATAAGGTCGCCCCCGGTAATCATCGTGATGATTCCGAAGAACATAATAATCAAAAGTAAGTAAGCCATAATGATAGTGATTTGTTAATTGTTTTCTTATTTAAGATTTAATCGTGAACCAACTTGAATACCATCGATGTACTTGATGGTTACTGAACAAACTTCGTCGCCGTAGCGGCAAGGCTTGGTGATGTAATGCACCCGTGGTGCTACTTTCTTGGTGGGCTTTGAGATGAAAGCCTCACCGAATACTAACAGGCCGGCAAGTGCGGCGGGGATGGCGTGAATAAGAATAAAGTCCATTAGGCGCGAGATGTTAGGATGTCAACAATTTTATCAAGAGAATTAACTTCGGGCATTGGTTGACCAATCACCCAATTGTGCTTTTCGCTCCACACGAAACGCTCGGCGCTGATTTTAATCTCAACATCCTCGCGTTGTGCGGCGAAGTAGTTACTGAACAAAGCCTCTGCGAACTTCTTGTAGTCGCTATCAAAATCTTTGTTGTCGTGTAGCCCCCGGCGTGAACCTACACGGGATAGTTCGGGAAGGCGACCTTCGTGTTGTAGGCATACGAAGGTAACAGGAGTGATATTGTAATCAAACTCAAACTTAACAACCAACTTAACGAAGTCAGTGTTTCGGTCAATAGCATAACGGCTCATCTTTTGTAGATTTATTGGTTAAGACGCCCCGTAGGGCGTTTCGGCTATTCAAGCCATCATCAGTTAACCTGTTAGTTACCCGTAGCCGCGGCCCGGGTAAGTGAACCACCATCGTTCGTAAACAATGAGCGGAAGTGGTCAGTCCAAAAGGCCGCATCTTTAGGGTAGTGGCGGCGATTCTGCCCAAGGTAGGCGTGAACTAAAGATTTAGTTTCATCAGCATCACGCTTTTTGAACAAAAAGTCAAGAGCCAAGGCGCGGAGCGCGGTAGAGAATTCTACTTCAGTTTTGCAAAGGAAAGTCATAGCAAAGGGGGGTATTGTGATGCGGAAGCATCGGTTCATATTGGTTAAGACGCCTCACGGCGTTTCGGGTACTAAACCCATCATCAGTTAACCTTGCAGTTTTGCGTACATCTTAAACTTGCTTCCGATGTACGATACGCCGTATGGGCGGGCACCTTCCCAATATACTTTCTCTACATTTGATTGCTCAATAGCATCAAGACGAGATTTCGCTTTGATTCCGTATTTGACGGAAACGATGTCACCTTTGGCGTCAACGGAATAAACATAGAATGTTTTCATATCACAGGGGGTTTAGGCACAAGCCGATACAACGAGAGAAACAATAGCGATAATCGCAAGAACAAGCAATTGGTCTTTTTTCATAGGTAGATTATTTACAGACATAAACAAGGCGTGAATTCACGAAGATATTCTCTTCAGTTTCAATCGCATCTTTAACAAACTGAATTTTAGCCTTGGATACAAGGCCGCGGTCGTTAGCAATGTACTTGGCGCCGGATGTGGTACGGCTTGAAGATTTGCGGGTAGTGCAAGACAACTTGAACAAATCAGATTCTTTAGCGGGAATGAAACGCATAACTCGGGGGGGGTTAGTGAGTGAGTGAATTTAAGTAGTGGTGACGCCGGTCGCGAACCGATGTCCGTCCATCTCGTAGTGAGAGTCGGAGCGCCACCTTTGGAAGAGGAGGTCAGTAGGGGAATGTGAGTACTATATGTGGTCTGCGTTAGGCCTGTCCTAATATCGTGTTCATCATATCCTTGGTTATGAGAAGGTCGCAGAGGGATTTTCGTCGCCCCTAAAGCATCGTCTATCACCGGGCGTTTCCCTGTTCGTCCGGGGATATGAACTTGGTTCCAATGCGCCAAGGCGCTCCCCCCGGCTTACTATCAACGGCGTTGACTGATTGTCCGAGCGGCAGAACGCCGCGGTCGGTGATGAAGGACTCAATCACCGCCGCGCTCGGGGTCAGTCGTCGCGCACCTTTATGTGTAAGACGATGGAGAGAGGAACCATTTGACTGCTACATCGGGCTTATGGCTTGGCGGTATGGGGCTGTGGTCGGCCCCCCGCTCACCCGCTCTCTCGTCGGGTCTCTCCGGCACCTTGCGGCGTCAGCCTTGCGGCCTCGGGGAGGAGTCAGTCGGCCTTCTTATGTCCCGGTCTCGCCGGCGTCGTCCTTGACTCTGATACAAATGTAGTCAGGATTTCTTACCCACCAAACTTTCCCCCAAACTTTTTTCACTTTTTTTTCGCCGCCCCCACCAAACCCGCGCCACCAAAGGGTTTCCGAAGGAAAAAAATTTTCAGAAATTTCACCCGCTCCAGGTCAGCACCACCCAAATCGGGGGCAAACTGCGTTCCTGGAGAACTGGAGAGCGTTCCTGGAGAGCATCCAGGGGCAGAAGTTAGGCCCGGGTTATGCACACACGGCCGCAAATGGGTACATATATCACCACTGCACCGGGGGCGGACTTACCCCAATCAGGTAGACAGGGGGAGGATACAGGACACAGGACAGGGGAGGATAGATGGCGTGGGGGATAGTTCCGTATGTGTGAATGACTGCACTCATTTCAAAACTTTAGGGGGAAGGCAGACAATCGTTTCGGAAGGGGGGTAGGGTACCGATTGAATCGACCGGGGGGGTAGTTCGTGTTTAAACATCAAATGAAAATCGCCAAACTATTTTGGGCAAACGCCTGGGGGTCAGGGGGTGGGGTTTGGAAATCCGTTTCGGGTTGCGCGCGTGAACGTTGGCGCCGCTGTAGAATCCCGCAGGCACGTATAACTCTACAGGATTTACGTTTATATCCCCCTTTTTTGGTACTTTTTTTTGGGTTTCCTGGAGGCAATTGGGCCCGGTGGGGTTGAGACTTAGATTTCCTATTTAATGGTGTATATCGGGAGTTTTAGGAACACGAAAAAGGCCCCTCTCGGGGCCTGTTGTGAACGGGGTATAGTATGGGGTGATTTTGACTGTGTGGCGAGTGGTCGTGTCGTGGGTGACACTCACTCAGAAGGGGGAGTGACTGAAGACGCTGTTGACTTCTTTATGTTGTTACTCCGTTGCCACTTTGCGAAGTTACGACAAAAGTAATAAACAAAACGGTAATGGTTTTGAACAGATGTTGCAGTTGTTGTTGTGGTGTTAATCACATACGCAGTATTGATTAGCGTTCCCAGTTCGCGGCGGGGCTATAGCACGTCAGGGTTCATTGCCCTTGAGCCCTCTAGGTACTGATAAAACTTACTAACAAACTGCCTTCCTTTTGTGGAGAGTGCCCATCGTCTGGACATCACTCCGGGGGTGGTGGTGTGTGGCTCGTAGGTTTCATAGAACTCCTTCTTGTACCCCTTTGAGTACAGTTCTTCTTTTATGAAGTCTCTGTCTACTAGGTCTCGGGCTACCTTCTCCCAGAGTTTAATCGGGCTGCGGTTCATCTTCTGCGCCATAGGCTTAAACAGGAAGGACTCCATAGAGTAGACAAACAGCATAAGTTTGATTTGGGATTCGCGCAGGTCATAGCGCTTCATACAATAGTCTATGACAACTGAAAAATTCCACAGGTAGTCAGCAGGCGGTGGGTCCGCCTTATAGATGATGTCCCTGAACTGCTTTCGCTGTTGCAGTTTCTCTTTATTCATTATATTCGATTTAGATACAATTGCAAAATTAGTATATAATACGTATATTTGCATATAATATAATTAAATACCTATGGACAACAACGCCGGGGAGCATCTCGAGTTCTTTATGGAGATTCGGGAGAAACTACAAGAGATTCAGGATATCGCTTACCACTACGGATTTGGAAACGACTTCGCCTACATCTCTATTGCTGGCATCTATATCGAGAGCGAGACGGACGAGGGCAACTACAACTTTAAGGCTATGACGGACTTCTTCATCGAAAACGAGGAGGAACTGGACCGACTGCTTCAAGTTGGTATCGACACCTACCGACAAACGATACGACGCTCAGAAAGAGCCGACTCTTTAGATGGTCTCCTTGGCGAGTTTGGTATTTCAACTGAAGACGATGAACAATAGTAACATTATTAGAAAGATTGTGGTTGGGGCGGACCCCAAAAACGGTCTAGCATACAAGATTGGAAACACCGTTGGTGAAAACGAAATTGTAGACATCCAACTAGATGAGCGAGCACTGTCCCTTTACGGGCTAGAGCGCTACCTTGTATACGTGCAAGCACCCGACGGTGGTATTGTACTGTGGAAGCAAGTGTCCGGTTGTCCTACTATGATTGAGTTTGACATAAACTTCTGATATGCGCCCCTTGTACGACTTCCACATTAAGGTAGAGAAGAACTTCGAGGACGAATTTAAAGTTGGCTCGCTAACGCTCGCCAAAGATATGCGTTTCGATGACTTTGAAGGCCGAATTTCGTATGCTGAAATTGTGGCTGTACCTGAGAAATTTGGAACCGCCGCCGAAATCGGCGATTTGTTGGTGTTTCACCACCATATCAACCAAGAACCAGACAAGTATTTTATTGGTGGGGGCGTGGCGCGAGTCTCATATGACCCAACAAACTACCAGGGTCAGAGTTATGCTGCTATTTCTCCGTCTGGAGAGGTGAAAATGCTTGGAAACTGGGTGTTCCTGGAGGCCGTGAGCCAAAAACAAGAGGAATATGGCTCAAAATCGGGCCTTTTTCTTGGACACAAGTCCGAAGAGGACAAGCAAGAGGCGCGAGTATACTGCGAAGGGCTGGGGACTGAAGAACTCGACCTAAAAAAGGGCGATTTAGTGGGTTATTCTAAAAATTCTGACTACCTCATCAAACTCCCCAACGGGGATAAGGTGTACCGAATGAAGCCAGACGACATTATTTACAAGGCTGAGGAAAAAGTAGACCATTTTGACTACTTTGACAAGCATCCAAACGCCGTAAAAAAGGCTAAGTAATGGGACGCAAGAAAGGATTCGATACAAAAGAGGAAATGCGCAACTTCCTGTACGCAATGGAGGGGGCCATACGCAATATGGTTGAAGAGATTCAGAAACCTGTTGACCCAGAACTGACCGGCTCGGGCCGAAAGGCTGAGTTGCAGTCCATTAAACAGACGGCATCCGACACAAAGGAGATGTTTCGTATGCGTATGGAAGTCGAAAGTATGTTGCGGGAATTAGATGAAGGCGGCGATATGAGCGAAGACCAGGACTTCAGTGCTGGATTTGCAGAGCAATTTAGTAAGTAATGGCAGGCGTCGTAAAAGTTGACGGAATAGACGTTGTAAATATCTGCCCCAATGGGACGGCTGGAGAGGTTATAGATATTGACGGCCTTCTTATACAACTTCCAGAGCAACCTGCTCAAAGCAAGATACTTTTTCACGACAAGCCAGTAGAAGAACAATTCTGGTCCCGACAGACACCACCAGACGCCATCGAAAAGACAAAGACGATGGACTCCTGGATGGAGCAGCCAAAGGAAATACAAACGCGATTCCTCCCCTACATTAAGGAAGAGTTCCGTCGACGCATTGAAGGACTGTGGTTTTACAATAATGGTGTTCCAACATACATTACTGGTAACCACTATATGATGCTCCAGTGGAGCAAGATTGATGGCTCATTCTACGGCCAGTATCTGCAGTTTCAACGTAAACTATTCATACACGCTGAGGCGTGTAAGGTGGATACGCGTTGCGTTGGGCAGTTGTTTGTAAAGTGTCGACGCTCAGGGTACACCAATATGGCGTCGTCTATGATTCTAAGCGAGGGCACAAAAGCAAAAGACAAGTTGCTTGGCATTATGTCCAAGACCGGTGCCGACGCTCAGGAGAACGTATTTATGAAGAAAATTGTACGTATGTACAAGTCGTACCCGTTCTTCTTTAAACCAATTCAAGATGGAACAACGAACCCACGTATGGAGTTGGCCTTTCGTGAACCATCGAAGAGAATCACTAAAACAAATAAAGCCGCCCAGCAAGGAGAGGCCCTCAACACGGTCATCAACTGGAAAAACACCGTAAACAACGCATATGACGGCGAGCGCCTATATATGCTGTTCCTCGACGAGGCAGGCAAATGGGAGAGGCCAACGGACATCCGAGAAGCCTGGCGCATCAACAGAACCTGTTTGATTGTTGGTAGCAAGATTGTTGGAACCGCTATGGTCGGTTCAACCGTAAACCCTATGGACAAGGGTGGTCAGCAGTTTAAAGAGTTATGGAGGGACAGCGACCCAAGAGAGAGAAACGCCAATGGGAGAACTCGCTCTATGCTGTACCGTATGTTCGTTCCGGCATATGACGCCCTAGAGGGTTTCTTTGACAAATACGGGAATCCAATTGTGGAGACACCGGAAGAGCCTATGCTCAATAGCGACGGCGACTATGTAACAATAGGTGCACGTCAATACCTTGACAATGAGCGCAGTGCACTGAAAAATGATAAAAACGAACTGAACGAAGTTATACGTCAGTTTCCTTTCTCGTTTGACGAGGCGTTCCGCGACTCGGTCGAGGGAAGCCTGTTCGACCTTGGTAAGATTTACGAGCAGGTAAACTATAACGATATGATGTACCCCAGCCCTGTCATCCGCGGGAACTTCCACTGGGCCGGAGGAGTTCAAGACTCTGAGGTCATTTGGGAGCCTTCCCCGGAGGGGCGGTGGTACGTATCGTGGATGCAGCCGAAAGACAAACGAAACCAAAAGGTTAAAGGTCGCCTCAGCGGATGGGGTCCAGCAAACGCCAATATGGGTGTCGGCGGGTGTGACTCCTACGACCTTGACGCCACTGTCGACGGACGAGGCTCAAAAGGAGCCTGTCACTTTTATAACAAGTTCAATATGAACGATGTATCCAATATGTTTGTAGCGGAATACGCCGAGCGCCCACCTCTGGCATCTATATTCTACGAGGACGTATTGATGGCTGCAGTGTTCTACGGATACCCAGTTCTTATAGAGAACAACAAATACGGGATTGCGCGCTACTTTGAGCAGCGCGGATACTCTGATTATCTTCTTGACCGACCCAAACACCTCGGAGGTGGAGGAGCCTCAAAAACAAAGGGCATACCATCAAACTCTCAAGAAGTTATTCAAGCACACGCCCAGGCCATTGAAGCATATATTCATAAGCACGTTGGAGAGCGAGAAGATGGAACATATGGAAATATGTATTTAAATAGGACTCTCGAAGATTGGATTGGCTTCAAGGTGAATAACCGAACCAAGTATGACTTGTCCATCTCTAGCGGACTGTGCCTTCTTGCCGCGCAGGTAAAAACAGAGGCCCCAAAGATGGCTGATTTTGATGGAAAAGAATTTTTCAGGCGCCATAAATACTGGACTAGGGATTCTTTATGATTAAAGATATAATTGTGTATCTTTGCAGTTGAGTTCTTCCGCGAAACGCTTTAGAAACACATTATGTCAAAAGAAAAGAATTTAGGGGCATTCCCCGACCCTTCAGCAAACTCCATCATAAAGATGGGTTCTGATTACGGGAAGCAGTACGCTAAAGCGATTCTGTCACAGTGGGGCGGCCTTGAGAATAATCAGGGCCTTTTTCAAAAGCGCCAGCGTGAGTTTGAGCGCAACCGCGACTATGCCCAAGGAACTCAAGATACTCGAATCTATAAGCAGATTCTAAGCAGCCTTGACCCATCTGGAAATGATGGCACTTTGTTGAACATTGACTGGTCACCAGTTCCCATTGTTCCAAAGTTTGTTAAGATTGTAGTAAACAAGATTCTTTCTCGCAAACCATATCCAAACGTAGAGGCTGTTGACTCAGTTTCGCGCACGGAGAAGGAGATGCGCAAGGCAAAGGTGAAGGCCGTCATCGAGAATAAAGACTTCCTTAAGGAGATGCGCGCAATGGGCGTTTCGCTTAGTGAAGATATTGATGCTATGCCAGACACAACCGAGGAGGCTGAAATCTTCTTGGACACCAACATCAAGATTGCTGCTGAAATCGCAGCCCAAATCGCCACCAATCTCACGCTAGAGTGGAACTCATTTAACGAATCTACGTTCCGCCGTGCCGTTGAGGATTTGGTAGTTTGTGGAGTCGCGGCCATCAAGCGCGAAAACGACCCAAATCACGGGATTGTTGAGCGCTATGTTGACCCATCAACCCTGGTTCACTCGTACTCAGAGGACCCCAATATGCGCGATTTGGTATACGCAGCGGAAGTTCGCCAGATGTCTATTTTAGACCTCAAGCGTGTCGCTAAGGATATCACAGAAGATGACTGGACCAAGATTGCCCGCACGTATCAGGGTAAGTTCGGAAACGACGCAAACAAACTAAACGCTATGTGGTACGACCCAACTACGGGTAAAAACGCATACGGATATGACGAGTTCCGCATCACGGTGCTAGATTTTGAATTTATTGGCCTTGACCAGCAGATTTACGAGGAGAAAACATCTCAGTACGGGAATGTCGGCTTTTATTACAAGGGCGAAGAGTACAAGATGCCTACGCAGTCTGTTTTTGACCGCAAGCCTTTCTATATGGACGTTATGTGCACCTATGGTGGCCTATACGTTCCCGGTACAGATATGCTGTTTAAGTACGGCAAAAAGCACAACCAGCCACGCAACATTCACGACCTTTCTCGTACAACGTTGTCTTACTCAATTGTTGCTACGAACTTCCGCCGTATGATGCCTAAATCTATGGTGTCTAGCATCGTTGGATTTGCTGACCAACTTCAGATTACGCACCTCAAGATTCAGCAGGCAATCGCTAAGGCGAAGCCTGATGGAATTATGATTGACATTGAGGGTCTTTCAAACGTATCCCTTGGAAAGGGTGGAGAATTGTCTCCTCTAGACCTTCAGGATATCTACGAGCAAACTGGTATTATGTACTACCGCTCGAAGAACCCAGAGGGCGGATTCCAGAATCCTCCTATCCGAGAGATTAATAATACTATAAGAAACATCAACGAACTGATTGCGCTGTATAACCACTACCTTCGTATGATTCGCGACGCAACGGGAATCAATGAGGTAATGGACGGCTCAACTCCAAAGGGAGAGCAGTTGGTTGGTGTTCGCGAGCAGGCAATGGCCGCCGCAAACAATGCTATCTACGACATTACGCACTCTTCGCTTGTATTGTTCAAGCGCGTGTGTGAAGACATCATCAAGTGTGTGCAGATTCTTCCAAAAGAATCTGTGCTATACAGGACGTACGAAAAGGCTATCGGTAAGGAGTCTATGCGAACCATTAAAGAGTTCGAGAAACTTCCGATGTACAACTTCGGCGTTGTAGTAAACACTGAGATGGACGATACTGACCGATTGTACTTGGAGCAGAACATCCAAGCATCAATGGCTCAGGGAGAGATTGATTTGGAGGACGCTATTGCTATTCGCAGACTTCGGGATATTGACCAAGCCGAGCGACTTCTCGTCGTACGCCGTGCAAAACGCATCAAACGCCGTCAGCAGGAAGCCCAGCAAAATATCCAAGCGCAAATGGAGGCACAAAACGCAGCATCTGCCGCAAAAGCACAAGCCGACGCCCAGATTGAACAGGTCAAGGCTCAGGCTCGACTTCAGGTCGAGTCTGAACTTGTCCGACTTGAAATGCAAAAGATTCAGTTGGAATACCAACTCAAGAGCCAACTTGAGCAAATTAAAGGTATGAATACCAAGGAGGCAGCAAAGATTTCAGCGTCTATGAAGAAAGAACTTCACGAGATGCAGGAGGAGCGAAAGGACACTCGCGTGTCAATTCAGGCCGCAGAGCAGAGCAAATTAATATCTCAGCGCAAAGGTGAGCGTGGCGAATTGGAGTCTCCAGAAGATAACCAATTAGACAATTTGTTCCGATAAAATTAATACCTTTGCACTATGGCCGCACCAGTTAGTACTATCAATCTAGACACAGCAAAGCGTGTTGATATCACCTGTCGAAAGGGTGACACGTTTACCATATCACTGACGTTTACAGATGATAATGGCGACGATATGCCTGTTGATACGCACTTCTTTAAGATGGCCGTAAAAGAGACTGATACGTCTGTTGATGATGTTATTTCATTTGACGAATTCTCATACGAAATTGACCCAGGCAATGTTGTTACCGTAACAGCGCAATATGACGTTATGGAAACAAAAGAGGCTGGCGTTTATGTATACGACCTTCAAAGTAAAAACGGCCTTGTTGTAAAGACCTGGATTTACGGAATCTTCAAAATAAACGAGGACATTTCACAAGTATGAGCAATATAAGTATACAAACCGGAGAACAAGTAAACATTGGCGTACAGAATCGTACAGCCAGTGGAATCTCTGCTGTTGCTCAACCTAAGACCTCAATCTCTATTGCGGGAATTCAGGGCGGAAAAGGTGACTCGCACTTTACTTTTAGTCAAGACACCCCAGAATCAATCTGGGAAGTGCAACACAATCTTGGTAAAAAACCTTCGGTAACAGTTGTTGACTCCGGTGAGTCAGTGGTTGTTGGCGAAATAGAATACATTAATCTCAACTCTGTACGTTTAACATTTGCTGGAGCCTTTAGCGGTAAAGCATACTTTAACTAATAACGATGGCTATTACTTATCTATCACCCATCAACCTTGGCAAACTGGAAATCCAGAATGCACGGGTACACAACCTGGCTAGCGCTCCATCATCTCCTGTTGCTGGTCAAATCTACTATAACACCAGCGACAATACGTTATACTTCTACAACGGAACAGCCTGGGTAGATACCAAGGGAGATGTACAAGAAGTAGTCGCTGGCGACGGTCTTACAGGAGGCGGTGGCAGTGGTTCGGTAACGCTTAACGTAGGTGCTGGGACAGGTATTACCGTTGCTGCCGATGCGGTTGCCCTTGATACACTTCACACTAGAAACGTAGCGCACGATACCATCACCCTCACAGCGGGTGCTGGTTTGACTGGTGGCGGTGACATTACCACTTCTCGTACGTTTGCTGTCGGCGCAGGCACTGGTATTACTGTAAATACTGACAGCATTGAGTTGACCAACTCTGGCAACTTGACGCAGTACAAGTTGTTGATGTGGGGTGCTAACCAACTCGAGCAACCAAACATCACACGCACTGTAGACGTAAGCAGTAACGAGACAATCACATTTGGTGGTGCTGAGGTTGTTATTGCTGGTAACCTTACTGTAAATGGTACTACCACTAGCGTAAACTCTAATGAGGTAAACATTGGTGATTCTATCATCAAGTTGAATTCCGACGAGACGGGGGCAGCAACTCAAGACGCTGGCTTCGAAGTAGAGCGCGGAACAGACGCAAACGTATCCTTTATCTGGAATGAGACCAATGACTACTTCTCTACAGTCGACCAGAAACTTCACGTAGGAACGGTAGATACGATGACCCCAGCCGGTGATGACTTCTTCTATATGTATGAGAATGCAACGGGAGAGACCGGAATCATTAAGAAGGCAAGCGTTAACGCCGTTGCTGACCTTATGGGAGCACCAAAGTGGTTTACCCTTGACTCAACTCAAGACTCTGTTAGTAAGACTGGTAACGTATACACCGTTACTCACGATTACAACACTCAGCGCATTATGATGGAGGTTGTTGACTCAACCACGTTCGAAACGGTTATGGTAGATATGGCTCGCCCAACTACAAGCACCGTAACTGTGTCTTTTGCGAACATCGTATCAGAGGGAGATTATATCGTGATTCTTTCTGCCGCTAAGTTAAACGGAGATAGCCTCGTTTACGAGGGATTGACTCAATCGCCTTGATATAACTAAAACCAACACCAAGGGGGGCTGGCTTGTCGCTAGACCCCCTTTTTTTTTAGTATCTTTGTCAATCAGTATACTATAGAAGATATGTCTCAAAAGTTTTTAAGCGACGTTGTATTAACTACGATTTCATCTGGAATCTTAAAAGTTGATTCAGACGGAAAAATAGTTAAGGCAGTTGAGGGGACAGACTATGTGAGTAGCGTATCTGCTGGCAACCTAGATTCTCTCACGGATGTAGTTATTACAAGTCCATCCGCTGACCAAATTCTTGTTTACGGACAGCCGGTCGGAGGAACCCCAGGTGTTAACATTTGGTACAACAAGACACCAAACTACCTTACTCCGGCGTCATCTATTAACGCACTTGGTGATGTATCTATTAATTCTGTCGCTGTTGGGAATCTGCTTAGTTGGAACGGCTCTAATTGGGTCAACTGGGCACCTAACTTTCTAACATCTTACACAGAGACCGACCCTATCTATACCGCATCTTCTTGGTATACTACTACAAACAACGCTAGCAATTGGGATACGGCTTACGGATGGGGTAACCACGCTGGGCTGTATGCTAATTTAATTCACACGCATAGCGTCTTTACGCAGGCCACTTCAGGTATTGTAAACGGAGAAGAGGTCATCGTTGCCGGAGAGAATGGATTCGTCCCAGCCTCGGGTTTTGATGATGGCGGTAAGTTCTTACGTGGTGATGGTACGTGGCAGGTGGTCACTACAGACCTTACGGGCTACGCTACGGAGACTTGGGTAGGTCAGCAAGGGTATCTTACATCTTACACTGAGACAGACCCTGTATTCGCTGCTTCTGATGTTTACAGTGTCAGGACTGCTGATATAACAAATTGGAATACCGCTTTTGGTTGGGGTGACCACTCTGAGGCTGGATACCTCACTACGTACACGGAGACCGACCCCATCTACACAGCCTCCTCTTGGTACACGACCACGAACAATGCATCTAACTGGGATACTGCTTATGGTTGGGGTAACCACTCAGGATTATACATAGGGAGGGTTCTTAACCACACTCAAGGTTCCCATTCATACGCTTATCCAGACCCAGAGGCTTGGTATAAGATTGCAAAGGTTGTTCTTAATGGAAACTGCCAATCAATGAATTTGTTTGGTGAGTACCGTGATTTAAGTTATTACTTAAATACAGCATATAAGATTCACATTACGGCTCGTGCTGAATGTGACTTCTTGAGTAATAATGAATCGCACACTCTCCGTGTAAACATAGTAACTACATCTACCAATAAAACTGGATTTGGAGATAAGGTCCGTGTAGTTCTCACAAGACAAGAGGATGGTGTCCGTGAATACGAGTTGCAATACTACAGAACCACTTGGGATGGCGGAAGATGGGAACTTCAAGAAGGCGGTGGATGGACTCTTTACGACACATCTCAAACCGCAGGAACAGAGATTCCTTCAGAGCATATTGTATACAACTCTAATGTAGTTGCATCAAACTTTTACGGTGAAGACGCAATATTAAGCAACGGAGTTACAATTGGAGGAAACGGAATATTTTTCAATGGCGGAACTGGAGCAAACTCTATACGAAGTGTTGCCGGTGGGTACTTGCATTTCTTTGGATATAGCAATGTCTACTTTGACGACCACATCATTGCAAGAGGTGGTATTAGTAACGATGGTGGTGATGTAACAGTAAACGATAACTTACTTGTAAACGGAGTTCTAAAGACCACTGGTTCATTACTCTTTGATGACCTAACGTCTAACGCAATTCAGCACAAGGCTGGAAATGATATTAATACTCTTGTCACTGTTGGTCACGGAGGCTTTGACCATAATGGATATCTGCGTATTAGTGGTGCTGATGTTGCCACTCAATCGTGGGTAGCAGCACAAGGCTACATTACTTCGGAGACAGACTCCCAAACCCTTGAGTGGAATCAGGGAGAGAAACTATTGACTATCAGCAACGGGAACACCGTTGACTTGAGTCAGATGGCTTCTGTCCAAGATGTAGAGGCTTACGGATTCATAACGGGAGAGAGTGATACGCTACACACTGTTACAAACAGAGGTTCTTTAACCTCTAATACTATTTCCGTAGAGCAAACAACCGGAGGTGGTTTTGTGTATCGCACTGATACAAACTGGGGAGATTGGGATAGAAATGGCTTCTCCTTCGCTAATGGTTCTGGAACTGTATTTAAGAGTCTTGGGGCATATGGAGTAAATGGAAACTCCCTTTCCTATATGTACATCGGAACGAATTACACAAGCCATAGCATCCGTTTTGGTTCTGATTACACATACTTCCCCGGTCTTGACCTTGCTATCTCTAATAGTAACAATAGCCACGGAACTGGAACATACTTTAGAGGTAACAGTACGCACTTTGTGCTTGGTTTAATAAATGGAAATACACTTTACTTAAACTATGGTAACGATGGTGGTTTAATCCATTCATATGGAACGCATTATCATCATAACAATTATATAATAGACGGTAACGGTTATGGCATAACTCTAACAGGTGGCAATAACAGAATCTACTTTGATAACAATAATGTTCAGCGCAGAGCGTTAGAGGGCAACTCAGACCAACTACAGATTGGTGAAGGATACAACTACACCCTCCTACAAGCAAACTATTCAACTGTTGCTACAGTTAATACATACGGTTTTGGAATTGGTCAGTATGCAGCATCTAATGAGAAACTTGCAGTAAACGCAGCAGAGGGGATTTGGGCATTGTCTGCATATAAAAGTGGTGTTCAAATTGGTGGACTTCACGTTAATGATGCAATTTTCAATGTTCAAGGCTCTGGTGGAACGGAAGTCAGACTTTCAACCACTGGTAACGCTACTTGGAATGGTGACATTCTTGCCACTCGCACTTGGGTAGCAGCACAAGGATACCTTACTTCAGAGACAGACTCACAAGAGTTGACTTGGAACCAAGGTGAAAAGACGCTGTCTATTACTAATGGCAACAGCGTTGACTTTGCTCAAATGGCATCTATTGCGGATGTAGAGGCTTATGGTTTCATCACCGGTGAGAGCGATACACTTGCAACGGTTACTGGAAGAGGCGCTAATACATCTACACAGGTTGGTCTTAATGCAGGTTGGACTGTTCCAGATGGAATAACGAACTACGGTTCTCATTTCCAAACGAACGATTATACAACAATGAATTTCTTCTCTAGGGCTTGGCAATCAGTTCAGGGAACAAATGGTTTAGCGTATAATTTTACAACGCACTCCAATAATGGTGGCGGTGGCTACGGAGCACTTCAGATTTACTATGGCGAGTCTGGATATGTATATGCTCCTACAAGTTTTAGAGCGCCTTCCTTCCACGGAGAAAGTATAAAAATTGGCGTTGCTGGAAGTGTGCCTACGGTAGATTATGGTATATTCCACCAGAGCGGTGTAGGTCTTGGCATTGTATCTGGTGCAGGTGGTTCAGACCAAGGTATTAGTTTCTGGTCTCATAACGGTTCATCATACTTTGAGAGTGTGAGAATTGCAGGAAGCACAGGCTACGTAGGTATTGGCACTGCAAGTCCTGGGGCTAAATTAGATATAGTAAGCGACTCATCTCAACTATCAATAAGAAGAAGTGACACTAATGGCGCCACTTGGTCATTCTACTCTTGGAACGGTGGACTAAATATTTTCCCCAACGAAGCACTCCCTATATACATAGGTCGTGATGGCTCAACTACAGATTTGAGTCTGTATAATGGTAAACTATTATTTGGGAGTTCTAATGCTTTAGATGGTAACAACGACAGTTGGTTACGTTTAAACAACAGCGGTCACTACACTTCTGGCGTATACACTCCGGGTATATTAAGAAATGACGGTCAGTTTATTAACTACGGAGGCATTTATGGATATGCAAATATCCAAGCAAGAAAAGCACAGACTAATGGTGATTACACGACCGCTGCCCTATGGACTGAATCATATAATGGAACCACTACAGGTATCGCATTTCACATTAGCGGTAATGTTGGTAAGTTCCTTGAGATGCGTACTGACGGTATTCTTTATTGGAATAGCGATAAAGTTTGGCATTCTGGCAACGATGGTTCTGGTTCTGGACTTGATGCTGATACTGTTGATGGACTTCAAGCATCTGTTTTTGCAACAAGACAAGACGGAACGAGATACTCTACCGACTTCAATACAATACTTGCATCCGGATTCTATAACGCAGAAGGAACTCCTCCAAATGCTCCCGGACACTACGGTCAACTGATTGTAGCGAAAGGTATTGATACTGCCCTCCAGATATACGGAGGATATAGCAACGATGAACTTTGGTTTAGAGGTTGGGGATACGGGCCAGAGGCTGACGGATTCTATCCTTGGAGAAAGGTTTGGCACGATGGAAACTTTAATCCAACGTCTTACCTTCCGCTGACTGGCAGTACAATGTCTGGCAGCATAAATATGAACGGCAACAATATCACAAATATTGGCCAAGTAAATGCTGCTCACGCAATCTTCACTAATGACGCATCAAGCCGTGTAATGTACTTGAGAGGGACTGGAAACATTATTCAGTTCCAAGATGCAGCAGCAGCAAACAAGTGGGAGGTAGTAGGTAGACAAGACGAGTTCTATATCTACAAGAATGATGGTACTGGCTCTGGTATGAAGTACTACATCAATTCAAGTGGTAATCATACTATTACTGGAGACCTGTCTGTTAGTGGCGGTTTCTCTGCCTCTGGCTACAACAAGTCTAACTGGGACACAGCCTACGGTTGGGGTAACCACGCTACCGCTAACTACTGGGTTACCTCTAACACAGACCCACAGATTGTTGCAGCATCAAGCGTAACATTCCAATACGATGTAGAGATTCAAGGGCAATTACTTGAGACATCTTCTATCCGTGTTAAGGAGAACATCGTTGACCTTGAGCCTGTAGGAGACAAGGTTAGCAAGTTGCGCCCGGTACGATACAACAAGATAGGAACAGACGTACAAGAGATAGGTTTGATTGCCGAAGAGGTGGCCGAACTTTTCCCAGAGGTTGTACATTATAACGAAGAAGGAGAGGCGGAATCGCTGAACTACACGAGACTATCAGTCTTACTTTTGCAAACGGTTAAGGAGTTGTCCGATAGAATCCAAAAATTAGAGAACAAATAATATGGCTAATCTTTTAAGCACTAACGTATCGGGTAATTTATATGTGTCTGGATATACCGACACAGCAGTTAATAGCGGTGCCTTTCGTTTTTATGACGGTTCAACATTTCGTGGAGGATTAGGACTTGAGGACTGGGCTTTTGGCGGTAGTGCAGCAAATATTGTTATGTACGTTAATGGAGATAACAACTTCTTCATTTCTACGAGTGGTATAAAGAGAGCGCAGTTCAATAGCACTGCTGCCATCTTTAGGACATACACTGCTGACAATGGCTACAACATCCGTATTACAGGCGGTGACCAGTTTAATGCGTACTATAACGACAGTGCTACCGCTATGTACATCAACTGGAATGGTGGCACAACTCGTTTTGGAACGGGTGGAATTAGGTCTGCTGGCGATATTACAGCAGATACTAATATTTGGGCAGCCAATGGTAATGGCCGAATTGCTCTTGGAGGAAACCTTCATATTGACTCTTATAATGGTAATGACATTTACCTTAACTACTACACCAATCAGCCAATCAGAACCTATGGTGCTACTCACGTTAATGGTATAGCATATTTAAATGGATACACAAAAGTTTCATATGATTGGGCCGGTGGAAATTATGGTGCAGAACAACTTACTATTCGTGGAACATATCCATCCATTGCATTAAGAAGTACGACTCACGACTCAAAATGGCTAATTCATAATGATAATAATATTAGTTTCTATTATGGAACAACAGTTGATGATAACTCTTGGAGTCGCAGATTCTTTATTCCAACAGATGGAAACATTTGGATGTCTTGGGCAGATGCTAATATCTCTACACTTCTTGATGCAAAACAAAACGCCTCTACTGCTATTACCACAAGCAACATCGGTAGTCAGTCTGTAAGTTATGCAAGCAGTGCTGGTAACTCAGCAACTACATCTCAAATAGTTTTCAGTGACCTAAAAACTAACTTCCCTTCTGGATATGGTGGTGGTCATAGTTTTGGTGCAAATCATTACTCTATGGGTCTAGACTCTGGTGATGGAGGTTGGAACGGTCCACATTATAGGGATTTAATTATAGGATATCATACTGGTGTTAGAATAGGAGCGTCCTATTCAGGCATTCGTTTTTACAATAATTCACCAACAACAGATGCCAATAATGATGGAAATGGGGACGTTGGTGAAACATTATTGATGACGATTGGCGGTTATGTTGGTACAGCAAATCAGACTGATGTTGTCGTAAACAACAATTTGTTTGCGAATGTGTCAATGAGGTCTCCAATCTTCTATGACTCTAATGATACATATTACTACGTAGACCCAAACTCTACTTCAAGACTAGTTAGTACTAGAATACTTGGCGAGATTAGATTCCAAAATGGCTCTTACTACAATAACCTTGAATACTGGGGTGCACGTATGTACTCTCAGGACGATGGAAATGGTGTGCCATTATACGTTCAAGTTCAGTGGGTAGATGGATGGTATAACGCATTGAAGATTGCGTCTGGACTTGATGACAATAACCCATCTCTTAGAACATACAGAACCACACAGTTAGCCACTGATGCTGGTAATGTTAGTATAGGAGGAACAGCTTCTTCACATAAATTACACGTTTATGGAACCGCCTTCGCTACTTCTGATTTTCGTGCCCCTATCTTCTACGACTCTGATAATACTACATACTACGTAGACCCAAACGGAATGAGTAGTGTTTACGGTGTTGCTATCCGTGGAGACCAAAGTTCAACCGACACAAGCAATCAGATTTTCTTTTGGGATGGGGGCAATACAACTACTTCGGCTATTGGATTTAAATCAAATGGTGGGTATTTCACTAATCCAACTGGAAGCGGAGATGGGTACAACACCTACTTTACAATGGATACTCCAGGAAGAGGTTGGGTATTTAGAAGAGGTAATGGTGGCTCAGACTTTGGAGCGGCATATACTTCTGGTTGGATTTTAAATAATGGAGTGTGGCAAGCAAACGATTCTATGCGTGCCCCAATCTTCTACGACTCTGCCGATACTGCGTTTTATTTAGACCCTGCATCAACGGGAATATCATTAAATGTTGCAGGTTCTGTTAGGGGAACTTATTATGTTGCAAGTAATTATAGCGCAACAGGATATACACAATATAAAGGTTATGATAACAATAACCACTTTATAGTAATTAGAGGCTCTGTATCTGGTACAACAGCCAGCCCAACCATTACTGGCGCACATCAAACAACATTTGTTGAATATGCGGAAAGCAATGACTCTACAGGCTGGTTCTTTAAAACAGCAGGAACTGGTAATTATGATATTGTAGGAAGAATAACTCGTTCATACTCTCAATTTGAAGGGAGTTTAAGAGCCCCTATCTTCTACGACTCTGATGATACCAGTTATTATGTAAACCCAAATGGTACAAGCCGACTAAATGATGTTAATGCTCCTCAAGGGTATGTTAGTATTGGCAATCCTTGGGGTACCGCTAATTCTGCATACTTCCCTAATGGAATCACAACTGCGGGTAATGATAACTGGATTTATGGTCATACTTATATTGGCAATGCCCCAAGTAACGGCAATGGTCACGAATTCTTTATGAATGGAAATTCACATTCTTCAGGTACGGTTACTATTGGCGGCAGCGTAGGTATTGGCACTAATAGTCCAAACAAACAACTTACGTTTGCTTCTGTAAACGATGATGCCATTCAGATACGAAGGCTAACAACAAGCGAAGGAAATACTGATGTAGGAACGGGTATATCGTGGACTTGGACAAGTTCGGGTACAGATAATGAAACTTGGGCTGCATTAAGAGTAATTATGCCCGGAAGCGGAAATAGTCATATGACTTTTAGCACCAAGGCAAGTGGTGGTTCTGTTTCAGAAAAAATGCGAATTACCGATGCTGGCAACGTAGGTATTGGAACTACGAATCCAAGCGAAAAACTGCACGTTGAAGGTGGTTTGCGTGTAAGCGGAAACATAATTAATAGCGGAGCAACATACCTTGGAATCATTTATGACTATGATGATAACGGATATTATTTAAACCCTAGTGCTACATCACGACTATATCATTTAGAGGTTTGGAATAATTTTGACACCGCCACCAATGATGTATATGCCAATATGCGAGTTATACGAAATAACTCATATACAGATGGTATGTATATTGGCTACAATAACGCTGGGAATGGCATAACAAGGTTGTTTGGGGGAACCGATAACGCACCATTAGAAAAACATCCAAGTTATACATATGAACCCGGTTCATTCCGTGCGCCTATCTTCTATGATTCTGCTGACACCGGCTACTACGGGGACTTTGCTGGTTACTCTCGTATGTCAGAGATTGGAGTAACCAATCACTATACATACAATTATCACGAAGTAATTTCTTCCCGTGCAAATAGCACATTCGGTCACGTTGCCTTGTTCCGGTCCACTCAGAGTGCTACATCAAACTATATCCCATTTAGTTTTGAAAGCAGTCACGGAGACCACTCTTGGGGTCAGGTAGCGAGATTTCACATAGGAACAAGTAATGGAGCAGATAGACCGTCTATTCAGTTTAGCACCGGGCATAGTAACACGAGGTGGAACATTGGATACTGTTCCGCTGATGACAACTTCCGAATCGTACAGGATATGGGCTACCGCCCAGATATGTCTGGAAATTACGATAACTGGGGAACTGAAAGATTTAAAATTGACACCGCTGGTAATGTGTGGGCACCCGCCTCATTGAGGACCTCAATTCTTTATGACGCTGCTGACGCAACGTATTACCTTGACCCCAATAGTAAATCAAGGCTCTATACGGTGTACCCAAGAAACCTTGGAGGCGCAACGCTAAACCACCGTATGACCGATATGGGCGTTAATGGTTCTGGCAGTTACGAGGAAATAGAATTCATTGACGGCTCCGTTGTACACGCACACGTTTCAACCGGAACAGGGGCGAATAACGGTTGTTACAACTGGTTTGGTACAGAGTATGTTGACGTAGACCCAGAAAAAGACTACGAATTTAGCGTATGGGTTAGAAGCACTGGAGATGACCACGTCTATATGGGCTGGCACGAACAAGATTCTAATGGGGCCACCATCACATCCAACCCATACTTTCACAGCGATAAGACAAATACTGGTGGAACTTGGGTAAAGTTAACGGCTCGTTTAAAGAACTGGAGAACTCTTTCTAACCAAGGGCCAACGGAATTTGACAGATGGGCTACGGCACAATCGTTCCTTAACAATGTTCCGGGAGCAGCAGCCTGCCAAGATGGCGTAATGCACGAAAACACCCGGTTCATACATATGCGTTGCGGAACGTGTTATGGCTCTGTGTCTGGTAGTAAGACTTACTTCTACGCCCCACGAATCCGTGAGATAACGTATGATGAGGTTCAGAACCACTTTGTTGTTCCTTACTACAACGGCTCATCTTGGGGAGGTAAACTACGCTTTGGATACAACGATTGGGGATACTACGGTATCGGTATGTATGGAGCCGCAGGTGAGTTCCGTATGTCTTCAGATATCGGTGACTTAAACCTTCGTGTGGATGGATTCATACAGGCCCATAGTGATATGAGGGCACCAATCTTCTACGACTCCGATGATACCAATTACTATTGCGACCCAAATAGCCAATCAAAATTCCGTAAACTTTGGATTGACAATGGGGGAGCCTCTGGCGTTGCTTGGTCAAGTGGCTTAAATATGGGTGATGGAACCAACTATTGGAATTTAATCCAAGATGCTGGTATTGCTCGGCAAAGAAACTTTGGAACTGGTGGATACGATTGGTATAACAATACTGCATCTACACAGTTGATGATATTGAGCAATGCTGGTAATCTAACAGTTTCTGGCGATGTAACCGCTTACTCTGATGCTCGCATCAAAACCAACGTACAGACCATTGAGAACGCTCTTGACAAGACCCTTAAACTTCGTGGTGTAACCTACAACCGGACAGACTCCGAAGACACCTCAACAAAGGTTGGTGTCATCGCTCAAGAAATCCTTGAGGTCATCCCAGAGGTTGTCAAGCAAAACGATGAGGGTATGTATTCAGTATCCTACGGTAACCTCACCGCAGTACTAATTGAGGCTATCAAGGAGCAGCAGAAGCAGATTAACGAACTAAAAGAGATAATCAATGGCCTTACCAAGTAGCGGAGCGTTATCTATCAGCCAAATAAAAACGGAGTTGGGTTCTGCAAGCAATAGCCTGCGGACCCTCTCCGGGCTTGCTGGCTTTGCAACCCCCGACAGCATCTCTGAATTCTATGGGTATTCTTCCCTTACTGCCTTTACTATGACAATAGAAGGAGCGGGCGATGGGGAAAGCGGGTGTATTGATGGCCCCGGTTTTGAAACAGAAACGTTCTACTCATCAACTGACCCAATAGCAGCAAACACATTTATCTACGATGGTAACCGTAATATCTTTAACGGTGGCAATCAGTGGTACTACTATCCATCCGGAACCAAGGTTCTACAGATAGGAGAGGATGGCAAGGTGATTGACGTTTACTCTTGTGAATAATTTGTATATTTGCACAGTATTTGATTATCAATTGATAAATCAATTAAAAAATAATTTGTATATTTGTAATCACAAAAAACAAAACAATGGCAGTAACCGCTACAGTAGACAAGTTCGGTATGGAATTTACCGGAGCCTACCACAAAGTGACTCGTTTGAACTATGAGTCATATGACTCTAAGACACTCCAGTATGCCCCCCCTGCGGAGCCTTCACTGGACGAAAACGGCAATCCTGTACCTCCTATGGTCGCTCCTCCTACCGAAGTGTGGGTGAAGGCTGTTCGTTGCAACTTTGAGGTTGCCACCTACGCTTCTGAGGCTACTCGTGAGGCACACGCTGAACCCATCTATCGCACTAACTACAACTTCTCTCCCGCTCTTGAGGCTGAGGCCGCTGACATCATTGTTCAGGCTTACGCTCATCTCAAGGCTCAGGCTGGGTACGAAGATGCAGTTGACTGTTAAGATTTTTTTTACTAACTTTAATTTAATTTAAAATGGCTCAAGTCAAAGAAGAGCAGTTAAACTCTGCTCGTGAAATCCGTGCAAAACAACAGCAAATCCAAATGGAACTCGGTGCATTATATGTATCGTCATTAGATATTGCTGCTCGTCAAGAAGCATTGACTGCCGAACTGCGCTCCAGCGGTGACGACATTAAGCAATTAATGGCGACACTTGAGGAGGAGTACGGCTCAGGAAGCCTTAACCTAGAAACTGGTGAGTTTACCAGCGAGGGTCAGGCTGAAATGGAGGTTGTAAAATAACCCAAACAAAACACTCAATAGTGGGAGGACACATATGTGGACCTCCCATTTTTGTTTAAAAACTATTATAAATATACTGATTATTTTCATATATTAAATTCGTTAAACGAAGAAGGTTAAGTTGTAGTAGATTGGTTCCTTCATAGGGGTTGGCTTGTTAGCCAGCCCCTTTCTTTTTTAGTATCTTTGCAAGTAAGTATGAAATCTCTATTATCTTTCCTTGCGGACATAATCCTTAACTGGCTCAAGAAACTTATCTTGAGCGATATGGATAAGCGTACAAAGAGTACTGCTGAAGAAGTATTGTGGCTTCGTGGTGAATTAAAAGCAGCGCAAGAGATGTTTGCTAAGGTTCAAAAAGAGAATCAGGAGATTCGAGAGAGCCTTATGCTGCAGTTGCAGGATGCCAACAATAAGATTTCAAATATGAAATCAACCATTCACGGATTGCAGACTCGAATATCAAAACAACGTAAAAAGATTGAGGAGTTAGAATCTGAAGTTCAACACTTAGTGACGGTAAACGACGCACAAGACAAAACGATTGCCGAACTTAAAAAACTTATTTGATATGCCAGACCCAAAGAAACCAAACCTTAGCGCACAGGCGCTAAGAAACGCTGAGAAAAATCGTATGACTCGCTCTCGATATGATGCAATGTCGACTGAGCAGAAAGACGCATATCACGCTAGAGTAAACGCTGAAGAGACGGCAAGCGCCGAGGCCAGGCTCGAGGCAAACAAGACGGCGGGGACCGAATCAGAAGCAATGGCTGCAGAGCGGGCATCTGAGGATATTGCTCGCATCAATGTGCGTAAAAAAAAGAACGAAATATACAAGCAAAAATACGGGACGAATCCAGAATCCGACGACATCTCTACGCTTGAAAAACGTGGATACTTTAGGGTTGATTTTGGAGACGAAGGTTTTCAGCACGGAGAAACTTATTCTGGAGAAGAGGATACTCGTCGGCGAAGAGAAGAATACTATGCTCGCCGTGGCTCTACAGCGCCGAACAAGTTCTTAGACTACCAGAAGAGGATAGCGAATATGGGCAAGCAAATTTTGTCAAACACTCGCGGAAATGGCTAAGTCAAAAGATTACTACGACAAAAATCCCAAGGCTAAGGCTAAGAAGGCTGCTTACGATACTGAATACAACAAAAAAACTGTTGGAGACCGAGTTGCTCGAAATGCTGCTCGTCGCGCTATGGAAAAAGCGGGAAAAGTGTCTAAGGCAGATGGAAAAGATGTAGACCACAAAAACGGAAATCCACAAGACAACCGAAAGTCAAATTGGAGTGTTATGTCTAAATCAAAAAACAGAGCAAAGAAATGAAAAGTGTAAAAGGATTGGGAATCCCAAAAGGAGTTGAAGAGGTTGAAGTTTCTGGAAGTTCTCTTGAAGAGGCTGTAGCAATGATTAAAAAAGCCACGGAGGGAACAAAGCCTCTATCTTATGAGATTTGCGCAAAGTATACTGAAGACAATGATTAAGAAGCAGGGCGAGAAGTATGTTGTATACTCTGAGTCTGGACGAAAGTTCGGACAATATGCAACAAAAAAAGCCGCTCAGAAAAGACTTAAACAAATGGAAATGTTTAAACATATGAAAGGGGCCTAAGCCCCTTTCTTTATTTAATCTTCTTCTTAATCTCTCGGATTAAATGCTCTGGTGAGCGTTCACTTTCGAACCCGTAGTTTTCTTGACTTACGTCAAACGATGGGCAGGCCTTCGGCGCGTATTCGCGGTGGCCGTGGAATGTAACGTCAGGGAAGATGCACTTCAGGGCCAGTGATAGCATCTCAAGTGATGCCTTTTGCTCATCAGTTCTGTTGTCCTCTGGTGTTTTTGGGTCTTCTTGCTTTACCCCTCCAGCATAACAAACGCCAATTGAGTTTTGATTTTGCCCTTTTGTGTGCGCACCAACTTCGTTGATGTCTCGTCCGAACTCAATGGCTCCGTCGCGTTTAATAAAGAAGTGGTATCCGATACCCTTCCATCCGCGTTTTTTATGCCACCCGTCTACAACCTTTGCGTCTATATCGTGTTCTGGGCCTGTCGCAGAACAGTGGATAATTACTTTATTTACTTTTCGCATATTCTTCTGCTGTCATTCTGCGGCCGCGCATATACGCTTTAAGCAGTTGTTTAGTTCCTCGCATACGTTCTTTGTACTCCTTGAATGATTCGTCTTCGAAGCGCTTTGCGCTTAGAGATGCCCATCGCTCGGCGATAAGCATCTCGTAGTTACTGTTTTCCTTGTCCACGATACTTTTTTTTGTAGTTTTTTGAAGCCTTGTTGTCAGACTCTTTTGTCTTTGCGTGGACTCCTTTTCGTTTAATCTTAAACTTTTTGAGCAGTTTTTCAATTGCTCCACCTTTTGATTTTGGTGCCATTAATTTTTGTGCTTAATTAGTGTATATAGCGTTGTGGCTCCTGCTCCGGCGTTTGTAACGCTAAACACGCTGTACGTGTGCTTACAGTTTTTTACCGTCCATACAGACACATTAACATTTCCCTCGTATGTTTGCTGTTCGAAAGAATCAGCCTTTCGGATGATTCGCATAGTTTGTTTTCCGTGTACGGTTCCAAACGCAACTTCTGTTGGGACATTTTCGTAAACGAATACAATTTCGTTTTTTTTAGACTGACCGAACGCAGAAAGCGTTATGGTCAGCATAAGGATGGTCAAGATGTTTTTCATACTGTAGTAATTTAAGGTTCCTTCTGTTAGTACGTATTAACCTCGTATTACTCGGTTAATACTACTTCAGTTAAGTAATATGATTTTTTGCTTATCTTTGCAAGGAACTTTATTTTTTACTTAATAATAAGTTTTAAACAAAGTTATTATATTTGCATTATTAATCAAATCAAATGTTATGTCTAGTGAACTAGAAAGTTTGGCTGAAAGCCTTGGTGTAAACCTGGTTAGCAGTCCACAAGAGGGTGAGGAAAAGGCCACCGAACCCGCCGTCGAGCCAATTGTTGGCGGAATGGAAGAAGAGCCTAACGTTCTTGAACAAAGTGAAAGCACACAGGAAGTGCAGGACATTGAAGGCGATACTACAAATGAAGTCGTAGAGCAATCTGAACCTGCACAGACTGAAAAACAAGCCGTCAGTTTATCTGATGATGATGTACTTCTAGCACTATCCGAAATGGTTGGCATTGAAGGCTTATCAAAAGATGAATTGATGGATATTTTTAGCGGCGAGGCAGATGAAGTAACGCAAAAGTTAGACCCAGAAGTTGAGGCTATTGCTAATTTCATTGCATCCACTGGGAAAAGCGCTAAGGATTGGTTTGCATACCAGTCATTCAACCCGTCTGAAATGGACGATATGACTGTTATGATTGCCGATTTAAAGGTGAAGTATCCCGACCTGTCTGACGAAGATTCGCGACTTCTAATGGACGCAAAGTATAAACTTAATGAGGACGAGCATAGCGAGAATGATGTCCGACTTGCTAAGTTACAACTTAAAATGGATGCACAATCTGCTCGCGAGGGGCTTGAAAAAGTCCGAGAAGCATATCGAGCGCCAGAGCGGTCCCGTATGGACGACACAGCAAACGCAGAGTTGTCATACGAGTCACCGATTGACGACGCTTGGGTTTCGACAATGTCGAAGACGGTGGATTCAATGCAAACATTGAAATTCAATATCGGAGACAAAGAGTTCAATTTCGGATTGGACAACAAGTACAAGGATACTCTAAAGAAGAGTAATGCTGACTTGGAGAACTACTTTGTGCAATATGTAGGAAACGACGGTCAATGGGACTTTAACAAACTGTCATCACATCGTGCCATAGTAGATAATATCGATGCTATTGCAAAGGCTATTTATAGCCAGGGCCTTAGTGACGGTCAGAGTAGTGTAGTAAAAGAGGCCGTAAACCCCTCAAGCGCTGCTCCCTCTTCCGGGTCGGTCGATTCTCCATCCGCAGAGGACCGTGTGCGTAAACAACTTCTCGACGCCCTGAGGGGAGGCGACAATACACTCTCTATTAAGTTTTAAAAACAAATTTCTAAAATTAGGAAAAAATGGCACTTACTGGCCCTACGGACTTTAGTCCTTCTATGATTAAGAACTTGTCTATGGACAAGTACATCTCTCTTGGTGCTTACATCAATGAGATTAACAAGCCTGATAACCGCGACGCTCTTGTTAAGACGTACGGTGAGCAAGGCATCACTGGTTTCCTCCAATTGGTTGGCGCTGTTAAGTCGCAAGCCGTTGCTGATGAGGTTACCTACTGGGAAGAGACTCGTTTGCACCAAAAGCAAGCAGGTTCTTTCTCTGCTGACGACACTTTCTCTGCTGCTTCCGCTGCTGCTGTTATCGTTCGCGTTAACGACGTAGTATTGGTAGGTGGTGAAGTTCGTGCTTTCGTTTCTGCTATCTCTGGCGCTGACATCACGTTGGTTGCTTTGGACGGCTCTACGTTGGCTTCCACTTTGGCCGACACCGCGTTGCCCGTTATCGGTAACTTGTATGCACAAGGAACTGAGCAACCCACTGGTGGTTACGAGTCTAACGTTGTTAAGCGCACCAACCCATTTATGATTATGAAGGAAGCCTACAAGGTTTCTGGCTCTCAAGCCACCAACATCGGATGGATTGACCTGGGTAACGGTGACTACCGTTGGTACTTGAAGTCTGAGGGTGACACGCGCAAGCGTTTCTTGGACAAGCGTGAGATGATGTTGTTGCTGGGTGAAACCACTTCTGCCGTTGCTGGCATCTCTGGTTCCGAAGGTTACTTCGCTGCAGTTGAAGACCGTGGTATTGTTTCTTCTGACCTTTTCACTGAGATGGCTCACGTTGACGCTATCGTTAAGGAGTTGGACAAGCAAGGTGGTGCTTCTGAGTACGCTATGTTTGTTAATCGTGATACTGACCTCGCTATCGACGATTTGTTGGCCGCTGGTGTTGGTACCTTGACTTCTAACGGTGTTAGCGGTCAGTTCGGTTCTTTCAACAACGACAAAGAGATGGCTGTCGCTCTTGGTTTCCGTTCTTTCACTCGTGGTGGTTATACCTTCCACAAGCGTGACTGGAAATTGTTGAACGACCCCACTTTGTTGGCTGAATCTTCTTTCCGTGGTGTTGCTGTTCCTATGACTAAGGTTTCTGACCCTAAGACTGGTGACAAGGCTCCCGCATTGGAGATGAACTACAAGGCCGCTAACGGCTACAGCCGTGAAATGGAGCACTGGATGACTGGTTCTATCTTGGGCGCGTCTAACGCAACCGAGGATAGCGTTCAGTTCAACTACCGCTCTGAGTGTAACCTCATCACGCGTGCCGCTAACCGTCACGTATTGTTGAAGTAATCTCAACCTTTTGGTAAATCGAGGGGGGTTTCGGCCCCCCTCTCTACCAAACTTTTTATTGGTTTTCAATTTTAATTCTATCAAAAAATGGCTGAACAACGCCCAAAATCAACACGCCCTACCGCAGCAAAGAAAGCCCCGGTGGCGCCCAAGCAGACGAGCACTATCAAAGGTAAAAAGCCCGCTGCCCCAAAACCCATTGTTTTCTCAATCCCCAAAGGTGGTGGAATCTGGCATAAGATTCGCCAAGACAGTATCGTCATTTTTGACGAAGAGTCTGGTTATAACCGAGAAATCCGCTATTGCCCTGCCGAGAAGTCTATCTTCGTAGACGAGCAATCAGAAACTGCTCGCCGTGAGCAGATTGTGTTCCGTGACAAAACCCTTATGGTTTTGCACACTATGCCTAATCTGATTGAATATCTCCGCTCTCACCCAGACAACAAGGCCAACGGAGGAGGTATCTTCATTGAAGTTAACAACGAGATTAACGCAGAAGAAGAACTCGAAAAAGAGTTCTTGATGCACGACGCAATTTCTTACATTAAGGAATCTGACGTTGACACACTACTCCCTCTCGCATTATCTTACGGAATCTCCGGAGATTTATCAAGTTTGGAAATCAAGCGCGCACTCATCCAGCAAGCCAAGGGCAACCCTAAGGCGTTTATGGAGAACGTAAATAGCCCGCTTGTTCAACTTAAGGCATTGGTAATCACCTCATTAGACTTCCAAATCCTTAAGTCAAAGTCCGACGGTATGTATTGGTATGATTCTAATCAAATCATTATACCTACTCCGGCGGGTCAAGATACCAAAACGGTATTCACTCGTTTCCTTATGTCCGAGCGTGGATATGACGTACGACAGGAACTTGAGCGACATATTGATTCTCTGTAATTTCTCTGGTTTTTAATTAAAAGGCACTCCCAGACGGGGGTGCTTTTTTTTTAGTATCTTTGAAGAATCAAAAACGCACAGTGGAATGGCATCTGTAAATGAAGTTTACTCAATCCTGAAAGACCTTACGAACAAGGACGCTCGTGGGATGGTTACGCCTTCCCAGTTCAACTCGTTCGCTGGAATTGCGCAGACGCGCATCTTTAATGGATTATTTGACGACCTTAAAAAATACAACCGTTTGGGAATTGTTTCTACAAACGACGGTGGTCGCGACAAAGCGCGTATGAAGCAAATCCAAGAGGATTTGGCTTACTTCTCTAAGACCGCTACTATTAGCGCAACTTCTGGTGTATTCCAGAAGCCATCTGACTTAGCGCGCATCATCTCTATGAACACGTCTGGAGACTGGGTACTTGACTCAACGTCTTCGGAGCGCATCAAGGTTGTATACGAGGAGGAGAAGATTGATATGCTTTTGAAAAGCACATTGAGCATCCCAACCGAAGATAACCCAGTCGCTCTTGTTTCTAGCGACATTCTAGTTTTCCCAACGAGTATTCGCAAGGTAAAGTTGCGCTACTATAAGCAGCCAGAAGGTGTTTCTTCTCTTGACGGCTCTAAGACATCGGCATTGCCACGATTCAGTTATACTGTTTCTTCTAGCGGCGTTGAGGTGTTTGATGTTACAAACTCTATTGACTTCGAATTGCCTGACCACTACGTTCCAGAATTGGTTCTTGAAATTGCTAAAATGATTGGCATAAGCATTCGAGAAAGCGAAGTATTTACGTATGCCGCTCAGGAACAACAAATTAAGACGAGTAAGTAATGGCACGAAACGTAGTAACTATTAAGGAGGTTGTTAATGATTTTCTGCTCGGTATGAGCGGAGACGACTATGCGTCTAATGCAACTGACTACTATGTTCACAATTTAGCGCTACGAGGCGCTCGTGAACTTGGCTTTGATGCTATGAAGCGCATTAAGTCTGTCAACCTTACCGTAAATGCAGACAACGCAACGGTCGAGTTACCTGACGATTTCGTTGACTTCCTTCGCATTGGCTATGGCGGCTCTGACGGCTTGTTCTACACGTTTAAAGAGAACAAGAATATAAATATGTCTATGGTTTACGCCACTGACTCAAACGGCAACCCAGTAGACTCAAACAACGACGGCGTGTATGACCGCGTTGATAACAAGACTGGTATTGCAAACACTGGCGCAGATTCAGAAAACTACCCTTACGTTCAGTATGTTTACGAAGCGTCTGAGGGTGGGCAATACGGATATGGCGGAGGCCGTGCGGAAGCAACGTTCCGAATTAACTACGACCAGAACCGAATTGAGATTGCCACTGACTACACGCTTGACAAGGTTACTATTGAGTATGTTGCCGACGAGGCTCTTTCGAGCAATCCAAGCATCCACGTGTACTGCGAAGAGGCGCTTCGTCAATACATCTACTATAAGATTATTGAGCGCAAGTCCGACGTACCATATAATGAAAAGGCCCGCGCTCGTCAAGAGTATTACAATGAACTGCGCCGTGCAAACGCACGTATGAATTCGTTCTCCAAGGAAGAAGCATTGTTTACCATCCGGAAGAACTTCCGCCAATCGCCTAAATACTAAGCCAGATGGCTATTGATAAACTTACACCACGTTACCTAAACAAGGATAGCGACGAAAAAGTCCTACAAAGTGTTGAGTTCGCCGATGCGAACAACTTTCGCGTTGCTACAGACAAAGGCGGTAACGGAGGTATTATCAAAAACATCAAGGGAAATTCTTCAATTACGCTTGACACTGCGCTACCCATAGGGCAGAATCGAGTTGTTGGAACGTATTCTTTTGACGCAGTTAACAAGGTGTACATCTTTTTGTACAACAACTTAGATAATCACTGCATTTACGAGTACGACACAAACTCATCAGAGGTTGTTTTACTTATGCAGGAGGCGGCCCTAGAGTTCCGAAACGACGACTACCTCAATATCGATGGAGTAATTTACGACGATGAAGTGTATTTGTACTTTACTGATGGTCGCTCAAACCCCAAAAAGATAAGCGTAACAAAGGCTAAACTTGGCGGATATCCCGCCGGGTCAACGATTTCTGAAAAGCAGATTGAACTCAATGTCGTAAAAAAGCAACCATCTACTCCGTTTTGCGAGTTTCAAACTGACTACTCAATTGACTCAAACGACCTTATTGGTTTGTCGTTTCAATTTGCTGCTCAGTACGTATACCGAGATAAAGAGGAGTCTGCGCTTGGCGCATACTCTCCATTGGTTGCAAGCCCAAATACCCTTAACGCAACATCCTCAAGTGACGGATATCGTAAGTTATATAATAAACTACAAGTATCCGTAGAAGGTTCTACTGACGCCGTAGAAAAGGTTCGCCTGTATGTTCGGAAGAACTCTTCTATGCCGTTCTCTCTGGTTGAAGAAAAGGACAACGACACAACTGTTGTTTTTGACTTCTACAACAATAAACTTGGAGAGTTACTTGCTTCAAACGATTCAAATAAACTTCAGGATTCAGTTCCACTCACAGCAAAAGCACAGACTATTTCTGCCGGACGACTTGTTTATGGAAACTACACTGAAGGGTTTGATGTTGGCTCGGTTAGTGCAAACATCACCGTCAACTACGATAACGAATACGTTCCAAAGGCAATCCCCGCAGCCCTAAAGACATCGTGGCAGTCAAGCAGGATGGTTCTTCGATTTGACCTTTCTAACATTGCAAACGTACCATCGCTTGGCGGAACTGTTTTGTTTGACGTTCTTGTTAGTAAAATAAACTCAATTGAGAACGTATCTAGGCTTCGTGAGATATACCAGGGGACTACGCTTATTGCAAGCCAAAGCGTATATACTAAGTTTTCAGTTGCTGGCTTTGACTACAGCGCTCCAATTGAGGTTCCCGCTAGTGCAAACCGAGCCGCCTTTGCCGCATCTTTTGGTTCTGGAATTGTTTCTGGATTTCAAAATATAGAACTTCCAGTTAAGACCGACGAACTTTCGTATGCAACTCGCATAGTGAGTGGAACTTCAACGTATGACGTTTATTATGGCGGACGGGTCACCTTTAGCGCTACTGCCAGCACTTATACGGCTTCGGCGACGTCGGCGCCTTTCTTGGGTAAGCCAGTTCTTGATATAGAATTCAAGATGGACGAGTATGACCTAATTTCTTCAGAAGTTATATTGGACCCCAATGGATATAACCTTCCAGAGCCAACGTATCAATCTACCGCGTATCAGGACAACTCTTCTGCTAATCCAATTATTACCGGAACCACCTCTGTGACAACAGACAATAGCGGACTTGTTGACGACAACACATATTTATACGACAGCCAAGGTGAACAATCTTTTAAAACTGGAAAGAACCACTCATTTGGTGTTGTTTATCAGGACAAGTATGGCCGCACAAGCGGCGTCCAACAACTTGGAGACGTTTATGTGCGCCGAAAGAGCGAACGATTTGGAAACGACCTAGGCTCCGCTCACGTAAACATTCAGTTGACATCGTCTCGCCCGACCTGGGCAGACAAGTTCTTCTTTGTGTACAGTGGCAATGGCCCCGAGTTTCTTCAGTATCAAATAACTGAAGCCTTTTATGTCGCTGGTGACGGCGACCGCATTCACTTAGCATTGCGCGGCCTTCAAGGCGCGCCAAACTCTTATGTGGATTCAGAAGGTTCTAAAACACAATATCAATTTTCTGAGGGCGACCGCCTACGAGTAATATCATACAAAAATACAACTGGAGGAACTGTATATCCAGATGGAATTGATTTTAAGGTTGTAGACCTTGTTACATATGAAGATACCGCTTCATCTCCAATTATTCCAGACGGTGGTGCCACTTCAGACAGGGACGCTAGAAAAGTTGGCGATTTTATTTTAATTGACTCTCCAACAATAAATGGATTCAGCCAGCCAGACGTAGCGGGAAATCTAGACCTATGGGCAAACGAATGCCTTGTCGAAATATACAACAAACAAGTAGAAGTTGAGCCTAGTGTTTATTACGCTATTGGCGACGTTTATGACGCCGGAAGTGAGCACACCGCTGCGCATAAAATTGAAGGTGGAGACATTTGGTATAGGCCACGTACGATTATTGGATTTGAGTGGCAGACGGCGGCAAAGACAAATGGCCTTATCGACGCATATACCGAGGAGATGGACACGTTTGTTCGGTTTGTTGAATCCTCTCGTTATTACGACTTTAAAGAGGACACTAGATACTATTCCAAGGGTAAGCCATATGGTTTAATTCCAGGGGAGAGAAAGCAGAACCGATACTCATCGGTTACGTATTCAGAGCCGCTAGTTCAGGACAGCCCGTTTAACACGCTTTCTTCATTTAACAATGGTCTTGCCAACTGGTATGACTTTGAGGCTAATAGCGGGGGTATTTACGGCCTTGTTGACAAATCTAACTACATTGTCCTTATACAGGAGGATGCTGTTGGATTCTCTCCAGTAAATAGAAATATCATTGATGGCGGAACTGAATTTATCGGTCTTAGTACTGATTTTTTAAATCAGCCTACATATATGCCCACAACCTGCGGAATCCAAGACCGCGGTGCATTTGTTGACACTGATGAGAATGTTATTTTCTTTGACGTGCAGCGTGGAGCAGTGTACTCCATTGGGGCAAAGGGCCTTACAAACATTTCAAACAACGGATTAAAAAAGCACTTCTCAACGGAGGCGCGAACACTTACAGACTTCAGTGACCGCGTTGTTGGAAACAGCGGAACGTATGAAGGCTCGAACACTCGTCACGTGCGTATGGGTTTTGACCCATATCACGGGGAGGTTACAATCAGTTACCATACGCTATCCGTCGGCGCATCTCCGATTGGTGGGATATACCCATTTACGACCGACTATGACTTCAAGAGCGCTGTGTACAGCACAAGCGCTGGAGCCTGGACGCATCTATCTGACGTAAATGCTGATGGCTACGCCGCAATGAATAACTCTTACTTCCACGTTAAAAACGTTGGAACCGCCAATTTGCTATATGAGGCCGAGGTGAATGCTCAGCACGCAGAGTTCTTTGGTGCTCAATACGACAGCGGATTCACTATCATCAGCAATCGCCCACGCTCTGGGGTTAAGACTTTCAGCGCCCTGAGCATTGAGGGCAACGCTCCGGCCGACGTAACGTTTAGCACTTTGTCGCAGTCATCTAACCTTGTTGCTGAGGTTATGACAAAAAAGGAAGACGAATACTTCTCTCCGATTCCTCGTTCAGATTCAGGAAACGACGAGTGGATGGCGATTGGCATTGTTTCCTCAATTGATGGAAACACGGTGTCATTTACAAACGCTGTTAACCGACTTCCTTTAACGATTGGAGGTTCGCTTTGGCGGCTTGACTCTTCTGGAGACTTGATTGATATGTCTGCTACCCTTAGCAGCATTTCTGGTAAAAACTCAATTGTCGTTAGCGACGCATCTTTGATTGACTTAGACTACACGATAGTTGTAAAAGCAAACTCAAAGATTGACGGCGACCCAATGCGCGGCCATTGGCTTAAGGCTGAGTTTAACTTTGATAACACTACCGAGCAGATTGAAATCTTTGGCGTAAATGTGAACTACTCAGATAGTACATTGCACAATGTTTCTGGAATCAGCGGAGTAGAACAAGAATAATTCGTATATTTGCAGTTATGGCAGGATTAGATAGTTTAGGAATGCAGGCCCTAGGTATGGCTTCCGGTGGTATCGCTGGAGGCGTCGTACAGGCTGGCCTCGGCATCTATCAAATGTATCAGGGCCGTAAAGACCTTCAGGCGGCAAAGGCTGAGATTGAAACACTTAAGGCCAATGCCCCGTCATTGGCCGTTCCGTCTGCTTATGCGGACTTCTACAGCAAGGCTATGGACCGAAGCAACTTGGAGTTTCAGACGCAGCAAATTGCAATGCGTCAGGCGGCGAATGTATCCGCTCTGTCTAGGGCTGGAGGTCGTGCGCTTGTTGGTGGTCTTGGTTCTGTCACACAGCAATCCGCCGCAGATGCGTTTAAGGCTCAGCAGGCTCAATTCGAGCGCGAAATGCAGGCTTCTCAAATCTATGGAGGCGCCCAGCAGCAAGCACAGCAAATGCAAGAAGGCCGTTATCGTATGGAACTCGGTATGGCTGACCAAGCACGGCAATCTGCGCAAGCAAATATTCAGTCTGGACTTGGGTCCGTCGCAGGTGGGGTTATGTCTGCCGGTATGTCTTATAGCGATGCTTACGGACAATTGAGCCGACAGCAATCTGAGGCTGCCGCAATGGCCCGATACGGAATACGAACAGCGACGGGGACTGCAGCAGGCACCGGCAACTCGGCGCTTGATACAGCACTTCAATTCTTACCCGGAGGAGTCCGTCGCAAATAAAATACAAAAATGGCTGAATTAGGTTCATCACCAGTAGCAGATTTCTCAAAGGTTTCAGAGATTGGTTTACGCTTTCAGGCGCAAGCGCAACAGCGCTCTGCCGTTGCACACCAGAATTTGGTAAACGCATACGAAAAGTCAAACCAACAACTTCAAGAGGCGAAGCAGCAGATGATGATGCTTCCTCCGGATGTTGCTGCTGAATTTTCAGTCAATGTTGAAAAGGCTCTTAACGCTCGCGCAGAATCTATTATGTCTGGAAGCGCTGGAGCGGTAAATATGAGTACTGGTGATTTTGCTGATATTGCCATTTCTGCGGCAAAAGTTTCAACCGTATATAAGGATTTGGTAAATAAGTACGAAAAAGTTCGTCAGTCTGACCAATACGCTCAAAATAAGGCGGCATACGACGAGTGGTACAATATTTCAACAGAAACTATCAAGGTTCAGTCTGCTCAGGGTTTAGATGGCGCAGCGCAATTGGACTTCTTCCAGCCGCCAGTACTTCAGCCCGATATGGACATTCTTGCGGTTCAGGTGCCTAAATTCAAGGGAAAGTTCAACCCAAGTCAGTACATTAACCAGTATTCAACCGAAAAAGGTCAGGGAGTTTCTTTCCGCGAGAAGGAAGCAGCAACGGCCGCTTCTGGTTATATTCGTGGCGAATACACTAACGACACGAAGGTTGAGTCAGATGTCGACTATCAGGCGGCATTCCGCCTGAACCCAGAGGCAAAACCCGAAGAGGTTATGGCTCAGGTAAACGAATACAAGCAGATTGAAGATGAACTGTCACTGCAGGGGATTAAGACGCAACAAGACATCGAAAAAATTGATAACATTTCCGCATCCGAAAAGCGTCGTTTACAGCGAGGTCTTTCGTTTTTGACGTCTCGGGAAGAAGTATTTAATGATTTGACCACTGGATTGGTTAACTCTATTCGTATTGACGAACAATTCACCGCCTACAAAAGCACTGGAGGTGAAGATAAGTCAACCGACTTCGGACATTCATTCGGTATGGCCGATGATATGTCTTTCGACGACAAAGCCCTTCAGGCTGCTGGATACACAGCCGGCCAACGCTTTGGATACGCATCAACTAAGAATGGCTCACGCCGTCAGTATGGTAGCGGGAATCGTATGCGTTACTACGAAGGAATCGTGTTTGATGGTAAGGAATACAAGGCTGTTACATACAAGCCAACCCCGTCGTTCATTGCCCAATTGGCTTCAAATGTGGAAATGGGAACGCAAGACATTGAATCACAATTACTTGACCCAAATAAGTTCTATCAGTCAATCGAACCAATCAATAAGATTAAGGGCGACATTCCTTCTGGAGAATTTAGCGTTATGGTATCGCTTGCAGAGCAAGAGTACAAGGCTGGATTAGCGCGTATCGCTAACGGAGGTAACTAATACTTAGCGATTTTATTGGAATAATTGTCGTATATTTGTATTGCTCAAATACAAGCACGACATTATGGAACCAGAGAAAATCCAAGGCATAGTCCAAAACTTTAAGAACGCTGGCGTTAGCGAAGCCGACATTAAGTATTACTTTGATAGCGAGGGCGTAGCCCAAGACGCTTGGATGGGGTTCTATGGTGGCTCCTCTACAGGAGAAAAAAAAAAATCTATACCCTCTTCGCAATCCACTTCGGAGGCGGTCTCTATGGAGTCGCCTTCCGCGACTGGTTCTTCGGGCTTCACGCTCGATGATTTCACTGGAACTGCACCTGCCGGGTTCGGAGTACTAGGGACGTCTGCTACCTCACAGGGGCAGAAGGTTGGTACCAATATGCGCGGGGCATCTCGCGCAGCCCAAGAGGGCCGCGAGTTCGAACTATCTTCAGCCATATCTAGCCTAGAGCAGGAGAGCAACTTGCTTCAGGGCGAATTTATTCGTGGACAGCAAGAAGGCGGTATGGTCACTTGGGGTCCTGTTGCGTTTGGTGACCAATCTGGTGCATCCGACCTCAAGGCGGTAGAAGAGGCTAATCAAAAAGCACAGGTTGCTAATAACGCATACTTATTGGGTGCGGATAATCAGGACTCAGATAACTTCAATGAAGTAAATAAACTGCTTGCTGGTAGATACGAAGAAATCAACAATCAGGCGCAAAAAACGCTATTTTTGGGCGATGACCAGAGACTGTTCTCTATGGATGAGAATGGTGCTGTTACCATTGACCACAACATCGCTCTTGATGTTATGGAGCGAATCGACGCGGTAGAGGCTCGCAACAAGGAGCGTCTTGACCGTGAGTTGGAAGTTACTGGAGACCTTAACGAATTCCAAGAGGTTCTTTACGATATGAACACCGGTGTTCGAGGTATTTCAACTTCATTTGAGGGGCTGTATTACGGAATTACTGGTCAGAGCCAGATGGTAGAAGGCGTTCAGTACGAGCGTATGATGGACGGCTTCCGCCGTACAGCATCACTGATGTCAGATGGCCTTACTGATAAGGACTTGCAATTAGGTATTAGCGGACTTATTGCTGCCGGAGAATACGACAAGGCTCGTATTATGTTTAACACTGACCTAGCGCAGACCGCCCCCCAGTTGGCTATGCAGGCTGCTACAACATACCTTACTGGTGGTGCAGCAGCGGGCCTCGGTTTCAGCGCATCTGCAACATCAAGCGCTGCGATGTGGGCTGGTTCTACTGTAATGGGTGCTAACGTATTCGGAGGCACTCTTGCTGACCAATACGGAAAGGTAAGCACCACTCAGCGTTACCTTGAGGCTTTCGCCGCGGCCGCTGTTGAGACTTTGTCTGAGCGAGCGTTTGTTGGAGATATGGTAGCGCTTGTTCCCGGAATCAGCGCAGGCAAGAAAATCACTCGTCAGGAAATCCGCGACGCGGTCTTTGGTAAGGGAATTATGTCGCAAGAGTTCTTGCGTATGGGTTCTCACTTCGCTAAGAGCGGCGCTAAGAACTTCTTCCGCAATGGCGTAGAGGAGGGTCTAGAGGAAGTAATTGCAGGCATCGGCACTGAGATTGCATTTGCAGCAATCGAGGGCCGTGAGGCAGATATTAACGTATCTGAACTTATTGACTCATTCATCGTCGGCTTCGGTGCCGGCGCTGGTTCAAGCGCCATCGGAGGCGTGAAGAACCCTAACCTCGCTAAGGCCGCTTTGGCTTCTATGGGTGTGTTGAGCAGCAACTACGTTAAGTTGGATGCTCAACTCGCTAAGGCTAAAGACGCGGCTGT